ATCCGATCGGTAGTGGCATCAGTAGGGTAACACCGTCAAACCTGAAGCAGCTCCAGATCTACATGAACGGGTCAGGGATGCGCATCATAGGGTATGGTGACACGATCGACCCGAACACACGCACGTATCAGCCATTCCGTACCTCGGAGAAGATCCCGCTGGTGCATAAGGGCATGGTGATCCTAGGTCAGGTGGACCTGGAGACGGGTGAGATCTGGCCGTTGCCTGTCAGGGAGCTTCCGTGACACCGCATCCAGGTAGGCTCAAGACACGTGGTAACTTCAACAGCCAAGCAAAGCTCACGGCCGCCCAGGCCTCGTTCATCAAGCAGGCTTGGGACCTGGGCTGCAAGCAGTGTCTGTTGGCTAGGCACTTTGGGGTAAGCCACGTGCAGATACACCGCATCGTGTACAACATTGACTGGAGGCACGCATGAGCCTTGGACCGGGCGACAGGGTAAGACTACCAGCAGATGAGTCTAACCCAGAGGAAGTTGGTACGATTATCAGCGAGGAACAGACAAATGGTACTGTCATAGTACAGCTAGATGAGATGTTCTATTATGGTAGTTTCCTCGACGACGGGTTACGTGAGGTGTCTGTAGACCTGTTAGTGGGTATACCATGAAAATCTGCCAGTTCGAGCAGCAGCCGAAGTATCCCAGGTGTGAGAAGGAGGCGACATGCTACATGATCACCAGGGTCAAAGGTGGGCCCACGGTCAAGCACAGGTACTGTGAACAGCACCGTGGGTTCGTGACGCAGCAGCTGAAGGGGACATACGTCCGGATCGTCAAGTGGAGCAGTATCAACCAGGAGCGTGCATAGTGGGAGTTGACGCACAGATGTTGGTTCGTACCAGGCAAGCCTTTAAGCCTGATGAGGTCCGCAGGATGTCGGGAGACCTAGCTGCAGCTTTCGGCTCAGACAGCTTCTGGATCTGGGACGACTACAAGAACGAAGATGGCACGATCGGTCGGCATGCCTTGGAGCTGGTCAATGAGTATCAACAGGACGGTGACTCCATCTTCCCTGAACCTGGCGAGACCTTCATCGAGGTACACCTTGGCACCAGGTACTATGGCCGAGGCTACGAGCGTGGTGATGTTGGTCTGATCATCCACGTGGCAGCTTGGCTAGAGGCGAACATCCATGACGCCAAGGTGTATTACGGCGGTGACTCATCTGGCATCTGTGCTAAGCCCTTCGATCAGGAAGCGCGTCGACAGCTCTTTGCCTACTACGCCAAGGTTGGGCATGAGCCGTACGTTGGTGGGTTTGGTCGGTTCAGTGGTCGAGATGAGCAACACCCAGGGTGCGACTTCTGCCTGCGCGAGATGACCAACTGCGGTGGTGGTGGCGGCAAGACCTTTTACCACTGTGGCGGGTGCGGCAAGAAGATCATCTTCGATCACATCAGAAAGACAACGCAGCTTGTTCCGAAGGGCAAGGACTTCTTCGACATGCGGGAGGCATGACCCGCCCAGGCATTCTCCGACGTGTTATATTGTAGTATGAAGCACGAGGAGACTGTCGGCGAGTCTTACCCGGCGACCGAGCACGCGATCCTGCATCCAGATGAGGCACCACAACTAGTTCCACCGAGGGCAGAATGGAACACCATATTTCAATTCGGAGTCACAGTGGGCTACGACGATTGGCTCGCGTGGCACTTCGCGATCATCCTGAGTCTTCGCTACCCCTAAGAACGTTAGGTTGCGTCATGCTCCTGGGAGCGTTGATCCTGGCTGGCGTAGGTCAGTGCATCTCAGGCCAGCAACCGCTCGTAGCCCAGGTGATAGCCCAGGCGCAGGAGGATAGCCTGAAACAGCTAAGCTACCATGCCTGTAGTCAGGCAGAACCAGGGCTCAGGTACAGGGTGTCAGAGGCGGTGCAGCGTGCACCAGGCAGGTGGCAGTTCATCAGGCGCAGGAAGTCAGATCAGCTCGTATGTACAGCATGGCAAGGTAAGCTCCTGAGCGTCGACACAGCCTACTTCCAACCTGGAAACGGCCACTACAGTAGATAGCGGAGAGTCAAGATGGCACAGCGTAAGATAACGATCCTGGGCGAGCTGACAGAGATGCAGGCTCGGTTCCTGCTGGATCTTGTCCTGCAGTACACTGCCTCTAACGCCGGTGACCTTGAGCGAGTCATCCACGGCGGGATCATGCTGGAGGAGACCAGGGACCACATGGGCGAGGATGGCTGGGTTGGCCTGGTAGCCAAGATAAATTTCCTGCACAAGACTGTTGGGTGCGCTGATCACTGCCATGACAGGACTGACAATGCCAATCTCCAATAAGAAGGTCAGCCTCATTGGTCTAGATCCCCTGCAAGGCAGGATGATCATCCTGCTCTGGCAACAGTTCCTGAACGCCAGGGAGAACGACAAGGAGGCAGCAACCATCAGCTTTATAGAGATGATCCAACTGTGTCGAGAGCAAGAACCGCTCGCTATCGACATGGGCCTGCGCCTAGAGAACCTGCACATGACCGTTGGATGCGGCGAAGGCTGCATGCACAAACCAGGAGACGAAACATGAACAAGTACCGAGTGAAGATCAGCTATACCCTGAACGTCCTGGGCAACGACATCGACGAGGCGTGGTCAGCTATCGCGAAGCATTTCCCTGATGAAGCAGCCCTCAACAAGGATGCCGACGTGCTGAAGGCAAACTTGACCTTGGAGCTTGACCCAGGGCTACAGGTGACCTCGGCGTGATGACCACCAAGCGCATGTCAGTGGCGATTGAGCAGGTGTTGATGTCAGCCAAGGAGGCTGGCATAACGCCCATGCAGGTAGTAGCAGGGTTCGACAAGGGGAACAGCACACAACGTGAGATCTACAAGGCCATCAAGGCCCAATACCCGGAGAGCAACGATGCCAGCAAGAAGTAGCAGCATGTCAGTCCAACGTGCCCTGAGCAAGCACATGATCCAGTATAATGCCGCAACCGACGAGATCATCGTCCAGGCGCCAAAGGGCGTGCTCTGCCTTAGGTGGGACAGCTTCATCGAGGCGCTCGAACGTCGTATCAGCGACAGTCGCTATCGCCCGATCACTGAGGAGACCAGGGCCCAGGAGGCCAGAGAACGTGGCGGGCGCTAGCACTAGGGTTAGGACCAACGGCTGGATCGGTGTCGATCTTGACGGCACCTTGAGCCTCCACGAGGAGAACCTGGTCATCGGCAAAGAGATCGGTGGACCTGTGCCGGTTATGGTTGACCGTGTTAGATCCTGGTTACGTCAGGGCTGGGAGGTTCGTATCGTGACTGCCAGAGTGTCCTCTAACCTACCGCAGGGGTTCAGGGACATCCAGAAAGAGCTAATCAAGACCTGGACAAGGCTGTACGTCGGTACTGAGCTGGAGGCGGTCAGCGAGAAGGACTTCAACATGCTGGAGCTGTGGGATGATCGAGCCAGGCGGGTTGAGGCAAACACCGGGAGGATCATTGGCTGAGCCCGTTGAGCATACCAATATCAACTGGGCGGTGTTCTACGCCTCAGATGGCTGGACGGTCTGCTCGTGCGGTGCCCACTGGAGCATGAAGCCGGGCTCGACAAAGGAGCAGGTTGACTCCCTGTTCGCCAGCCACGTGGCCTATGCTGCCAGGATGGTCACAAGGGTCGACTGATGATACGACTTACACCTGAGCAGGTAAAGAAAAGTGCCGCACGGAGCCGGCTCAAATACTGGCTAAGGATCAAGTATGGTATCACGTTTACTCAGTATACCAAGATGATCATTGATCAAGCTGGTAGGTGTGCTATCTGTAGGAAGCCGGCCGATCTGGCAGTGGACCACTGCCATAAGACCAGTAAGGTTCGGAGTCTGCTATGTGACGCCTGCAACACTGGCTTGGCGATGTTCAGAGATGACCCAGAGCTGCTGTACGAGGCCATAAGATACCTAGTTTAATTTAGGTATTTACCTGGGTGTGTCGAGTGTGTTATATTAAGCTAGGAGAAAAACGCGCGTGTGGACGCATCCACACATCCTATAGTGGAGGTCACAGATGTCGCACGACATTGACAACAGCACAGGCCAAGACGCCATGGCCTATGTGGGCACGGAAGGTACGCCGTGGCACGGGCTTGGGCAGAGCATCGCCAAAGGCGCAAGCATCAAGGAGATCCAGAAGGCAGCGGGGCTAGCATGGAAGGTCGAGCGTAGACCGGTGCTCTTCCAGGTCGGCGATTCACCGGACGCGATCAAGTCCGACCCTGACCACCAGGTGCTTTACCGCGGTGACACGCAGGCTGTCCTGGACGTCTCAGGCAAGGGCTACGTGCCACACCAGAACATCGAGGTGCTGGAGTTCTTCCAGGAGTACCTTGGCGCCGGTGACATGTTCATCGACACTGCAGGGGCCTTGAATGGCGGGAAACAGATCTGGGTGCTGGCCAAGATGAGCGACGAGTTCAAGCTGGCTGGCGGCGATCGTGTCCTCGGCTATGTCATGCTGATGAACCCGCACCAGTACGGGAAGGGCATGATCGGGAAGATGACCGCCATCAGGGTGGTCTGCGCCAATACCCTTATGGCGTCACTAGGTGCCGAAGGGGCCAGCATCAAGATCTGGCACACCACCGAGTTCAACAAGGCCAGGCAGGACAAGGTCAAGCAGCAGCTTGGGATCGCGTCCGAACGATTCAGCAGCTTCAAGGACGAGGCCAGGCTTCTCAGCAAGGCCACGCTGGTGAAGGAGGATGCTGTCAGGCTCGTGGCCTCCATCTTCGGGTCAGATCCGACCACAGAGCTGGAGAAGCAAGGACGAACTGTCCAGCGCGTAGTTGAGCTGTTCATGGGTGCTGGCAAGGGTGCGCTGCTGACCTCAGCCAAGGACACTGCCTGGGGGGTCCTCAACGCGGTAACCGAGTACATCGACCACGAGTACGGTCGGACGCAGAACGCCAGGCTGACCAACGCTTGGCTGGGTGCTGGTGAACGTCTCAAGCGGGCGGCGAAGGTCGAGCTGCTTCAGGCGATCGCCGCATGATCGCCAAGATGTACGATGCTGACCTCAAGGCGCTGGAGGACTGCCTTGAGGTAGCACAGCCAAATGGTGGTGACACCGAGGCCATGAAGACGTGGATGAAGGCACTCGGCATCCTTGAGGTCTGCAGGTTGCTTTGTCCAATCAACCAGGACAAGACCTGCATCGAGCTGCGCGAGATACCGGTCCTATGAACAAGAAGGAGGTCAAGCAGCTCCTAGCCCACATGGACACCGACACAGCAGCTCGTGTCCGAAAGCTATCTTACCTAGACCAGAAGCTGCTGCTGGAGCTGGGTGAGGCTGCACAGACCTGGGGCTGGGAGTCTGATCAGGGTGTCGGTCAGGCAGTCACAGCCGCCGAGGAGCAATATGAACTGTGTCTGGCTCGTGTCGCCAGCAGGCTAGACTGGGGCATCCGCAGCTAGCTCCAAGCAGCAGACGCTAGAAAGGCCAGGAGCAACCAAAACGCTCCTGGCCTTTCTCATAACCGTAAGCACCCGTCCGATGCTAGCGACTACGGGTGATCGCCCTTTTCTGAGCCTTACGGCTCGTTGTCGGTCCCTTGTACGTGGGCTTTGTGGCACCCTTTGCCTTGTTCCGTCCCTTGATGTCCAGGGGACGAGCGTTGCTGGTCGTTGGGTGACCAGCAGCCTGTCGCAGCAATCTTGGCATGTGAGCTCCTCCAGAGGTTTTAATGGTGCTTTGCTTAAGCTCATGGAACATAGCCACCCAAGCCTATCGCTGTACACCGACCGTCATGCCCGTCTGGCGCGCTGGTCTTTCCTGGTCAACTCTTCTACAAGAAAGACACTTTTCTGATGATGTTCTTTGTCACCAGACTCGCGCTCAGAGTGAGGGTAAGTTTTCTCATGAGACTCTATGAGCTCACGTAATCCCAGTGACAGAGAACGCGAGCCTTTGGGCCTACGAGGTGATGATCCTCTTGTCCTGTTGCTCAGTCGCGCCTTCTTTGGTTACCCTTACTGCACCACCAGTGGAGATCCCGTTCATCGCTAACAAGGCCTGTGCGCCCATGATCATAAGCGTTTGGATTGGGATGACAATCGTCTTGGGATCTAGCATGATGACACCATTGACCTTCTTCTCGGTGAAGGTAGCTGTGCCAGCCTTCAGGTCCATCGTAGCCTGCACCTCAATTCTGTCAGGTGCTGGCTCTTGCTGCTTTTCTCCGTTGCCTGTTGACATGTTAGATCCTCCGTTGTGATCTGGGAAGCCCTCGCGGGTGCCAGGGCTGACGTACGTGTAGCGCCTCACGCTTGGCTGGTTCACCAAGACAGTGGGCGATGACCAGGTCCTGCTCCTCACTGTCGCCTAGCTCGTCGTAGAGACAGCCGTACATGGCCACGGCCACCTTGTCAATGGTCATGAGCCTGTCGAAGTGCTCAGGGCCATAGCCTGGTGCATCTGGGCCATGAAACCTGACATTAACGATACCTTCTGGTAGGCTGCGGTCACTCACATGATGCCTAGTTTGTTGTTACGAGCCATGAACTCAGGTACCATCTGCAGCTCCTCACGGAACCCTGACAGGAGGGCGATCTCATCTAGGCGCTTCACGGTGACCCCGTCGTTCTCAACTAGGTTAGGGTTGGTGAAGAAGACGGAGTCAACAAACCACCACTGTTTGCCTATGCCAATGAGGATGTAGGCGATACCACCTGCTGATCGCCAATCACCCAGGTTCCTCGCCTGTTCGCGGCTCAGGATCGTGCGCCTATTGGGTTCATCCTTGCTGTAGCGGCTGAATGTAACCTTGGTGTCAGGCCTAGCTGGAAGCGCGTTGGCATACTTCAGCTCGATCTTTACTGCACAGCCTTCCCAGCAGGCATCCACGTCAGGTGCGCCCTTGTTGGTGACGTCCTGCACCTTCCTGGCAACCCACCTCTTCTCGCGGTTATGCCACCTGGGCTTGATGTACCTGGACCACCACTCATTCTCGATCACCTTCGAGCCGGCTTCTTAGCTAGCATTGCTGGAACATAGTAGTTCCAAGACTCTACCGGATGCACCTCAGCCCAACCGTGCTCTGGATCCCAACGCGTTATCCCGAACACCGTGATGACCGAATCGACTTTTGGTTTTACGCACGGTAGCTTAGGGATGCACTCTGCCATGATAAATCTACCGGAAGGTGATCCTACCTTAACGTGGATGTCACCATCTGTCTCTGCGTTGACGTAGATCACCTTACCTGTCACCTGGACGTGTGTGTGCTTGAGTCTACCGATGGCCAAGGTGTCAATTGGCACTACCCAGTAGGTTCGCTGAGCTTGTGCTGGGGTTGTCCAGATAGCGAAGGCTAGGATAAAGAGCCAGATAAACATGGCCACGAGACCCCATCTGTTCGGTGTCATCTTCATTGGGCCACCATGTAAAGGTAATCGCCGTCATAACGACGCACGGCGAACTGCACCAGATAGTGAAGGTTCGGGATGCAGTCTTGCAGGTATAACGTGTTAACGCTGTGGACCTCAACCTGCTCATCCTCCTGACCCATGAGCTCCTCGGGTTCAGTAGGAAGGGGTAGATTGGTCTTGAACACGAACAGCTCCCATGTCCTGGGATACCTGAAAGTGGCGATCTCCTCCCAGCATCTGGCTGGCATCTTAAGACCGACTTCCTCCTCAGCCTCTCGCACCATAGCTCGCAGAGGTGTCTCACCTGGTTCGATGTGACCGCCGATCCCATTGAGCTTGCCCACCTGCCAGTCAGGACGTCTCTTTCTGAGCAGGGCGATGCGACCCTCATGCTGGCTGAAGACCAGGCCTAAGACGTAATGCTTCATGGTGATCGCTCCAGCTTTGTAACAACACCGCTCGACCAATACCATAACCAGCGCAACGGAGATCTGTTTAGGAGCCAGCATCCGCCGGCATGACCGGTCATAGCGCACGTCCTATCAAGGAGCCAAAGTACAAGGCGACGTATCATGGTTGCTCCCTTAGGTCTGTCCAGCGACTCTTGTTCTTGTACATCTCGGCAGGCCAGCGCGGGTTGTCGATCACCTTGAAGTAGAAGTCGTTGTCGGCAGTATACGTGACCATCTCCAGAAATGAGCCGAAGAAGTCAGACCACCTCCTGTCGCCTGCCTTCGGTGGATAGTATGGGTCAATCGCCATTTGGATTCCATCCTGGCTCACCTGGATGAGTTCGCTGTTCTGGTTTTATCGTGTGCGAGTACACCACCCTGTAGAAACCATGATCGTCGTACAGGTAGGCTTGGCCTGCGTAGATGATCACCCTGGGGAACTCAACGGAATCTGGCACCTCGACGTAGTGGTCCTCAGCCTCATCAACAAGTCGGATCTTCACCTAGTGCTCCCACTGGTCATGGTTACGGATGAATGGCGGTGCTCCCGGCCCAGGCGGATCGAGCCTAGGACCAATTTGATGCCGCTCGTGGAAATCAGGGCTGTTCCAATTCCAGATCTCGATAAGGGTCTTGATCCAGAAGTCCTCAATGTAGCAGATGTGCCACTGACAACGTGGTCCAAGACCAACACGCAACCAATACCAACCGTCTTCGGGTACGAGCTGTGGGATACCATCGACAATCGGACCGACGTCTGTGTACTGGACGTTGGGGATGAGGTCCTGGTGGCCATTGAGCATCTCACCGAACCTCAATGACCAAGGTCTTATGCAGTGTACTAGAGGGTGTGACACTGACGTGGCTATCTTGCACCGCCTGTGTGGTACGTTCATCAAGCTCGTACCTGAATCGCTCGTTGACCTGTGGATCAGGAAAGCTCTTCGGTAGAAACATCCTGATGAATGACATCAGGGCGACACCAATAAGGCGCTGCTGGGCTTTTACACTGGTGGTTTCTGCCTTGGCTGTGTAGATCTGATCTTGCCACCAGCTCATGCCGCTAAGCCGCGTGGTCCTGATGCCTTGCTTCTGTAGCAGCTGCAGGCCTGACATGTCGCGGTAGATCTCATCGAAGTAGAGGTCGGTGATTGAGCTGTTCAGGATTCGCTTGGCACACATCAAGCAAGGGCTGGTCGTTGTGTACAGGACCAGAGCCCTGCCGTATGGCGCCTTCAGCAGGGCGTTCTCCTCAGCATGCAGGCAGCCGCAAGCACCTGGCTCTGAGGAGTCACAGGTGTCAGGTAGGCCCATAGCGTTGCCGTTGTACCCCATGCTGACGATCGAGGTCCCAGATAAGTTGGTGATGACACAACCTACCTGAGCCCTAAGGCAGGTAGCTCGTTGCTTGACGACATGGGCTACCTGCATGAACATCTCCTGTCTACTCGGTCTTGTCATAACTCTCCTCTATTGGTTAATGCCTACAGGCCGGGCAATCATCCCAGTCCATAAAGCCGTGTGGACACAAGGTAGGCTCACCCTTACGTCCTGTAGGTCCATCAGGCCCTATCGGTCTACCACGCAACTTGTTCCACATCCTTCGCCGGGACATCACGTCGCTGGCGTCGTACAGAATCAAACCCAGCTGGATGACACATGCCACGACAAGCAGGCCAAAGGCAACGTCCCACCAGGTTCCTTCCTGTTTGATGACCCAACCGGTTAACCACAGCAGACCAAACAGCCATAGGATACTGTATGCAAGCTTGTCCATCATGTCAGCTCTACCTTCGGTTTAAGGACGTTTACCATCTCCTCTGGGGTAAGGCCTTCGACGTGCTCAGGTACGGTGACTGTGACCTCCTTGATGGCAGGCGCCAGCACAGCCATAAGACGACCTCTGCGCAGCTTGCTACGGCCACCTGACATGTTGCTGTCCTTGCGCAAGGCCTTATAGATAGCAGCATCTATATCAACGGCCTTGATCGGTTCGCCCTTAAACAGCAGTTTACCAGTCTTACTATTGGTAGATCGGTTATAGATCAGATAGTCAGGCATCAGGGATCTTTTCGAGCAAGGTTCCGATGACCGTGACGTCCCAACACTCATTCTCGCCTAGCTCAAGGCCAAGCATCTTGACCTCGTTCCAGGTAAGCTCTGAGATGACGTCTGACCCAGCTGAGGCGATCCAGATCCCGTCCTCAAACACGGGGCGCCTGTCGAACATGAACGTACCGCTTGTATCCTTGGCAACATAGACGGTGTTAGGCATGTGACCTCAATTTCCCGTTGCGCTTGGGAAGCCATATAGGATAAGTGGTGCGAGTCTCAGGCGTGATCTGCAGCAGGTCCGAGACAGGGACCTCAGGGCGAAGGTAGTACAGCTGCCAACGATTCCAGGCATCCTCGATGGTGTCCTTGTGCTCTGGTCGGATAGGCAGGCCATGAAACGCCTCGTAGACCGTCTGGTATGGGAGCATGCCCTCCAGCCCAAGCTGGCGGTGTGTGTTCTTGATCGAGCCAAAGAGGATAAGCATCCTGTTCGACACGTCAAGGTTTAGACGGACGGTTCTGATCGCTGTTCTTGCCATAATGTTATGTGTTAATATATGTCATCGATACGCCTAAAGTAAATACCTACCTTAAATCGTCCTTTACCAAGAGCACAAATGCATCAAAAGCCATTCTACTGACCCGGATAACATCTTCATCAGTAATCGCTTTTCTACACTGTTCACCAACAGAAAGTACAAGTGCTGCGATACGTCCTTCTTTTGCTGTTATCCAATCGTGTCTGGCAGAAGTTACCTGCGCTACATAATCATCGATCACTTAACCTCCTTGGTGTGACCCCAGTCAGGTCCCATCTCAGCAGCCGCCTTGATCGGGACTGATAGCTCAAACGCCTCCATCACCTGCTTCAGCTCCTTGGCTTTCTTGACCCCTGCTGAACCCTTAGGCACGGAGAAGTCCAGCTCATCATGGACGGTCAGGTGCATGACCGAATCCTCCCAGTCGATATGCTGATCCACGGCGATCATCGCCTGCTTGGTTAGGTCAGCGCTGGACCCTTGCAGCAGCTTGTTCAGGGCGGTGAAGGTCTTATCGTAACCTTGACCACGGCGCTGGAAGCGCAAGGTACGTCCGCCCCAGGTCCTGATGAACCCGCGCACCGAGGCACGGTTCATGGCAAGCGTGATCAGCTTCTTAGCCTCGGGGATTTTTCTGTCATACAGATCTATGAACTCCTGAGCCTCCTCCAATGAACAGCCCAACATCAGGGCTACCTTCTTGACCCCAGCACCATACAGCTTGGCAAAGTTCAGGTTCTTGCTGGGCTTACGAGGCATCCCAGTAACCTCCATGACGAACTCATGGAAGTCAGTGTCTGGGTCATTGTTGTAGGCATCACGCATGTTGCCACCAGCGTAGTGCGCGAAGAACCGGTACTCGATCTGGCTGTAATCGAGCTTGAGCCACTGGTGGTCAGGACTGATCGGGACAAACATCCCACGGATAAGTGGTGCCCACTCCTCGTCTCTGGCTGGTATGTTCTGGGCGTTCAGCGTGCCTGCCGAGCTGAACCTACCTGTGATGGTCCCACCCTTAGCTGATCTGGTAGGGTGGAACTCGGGGTAGATTAGGTCGCCAGGCCGGAGGTTATCCAGCAGGTAGCTCTGGATGAAGGTGTCAGCATAGTGGCTTGTCTGACGCATGCCACGCATGATCTTCCCGATGGGATGGTCAAGCTCCTCCAGGAAGTACTTGTCGATCGCAGGATTGCCGATCATGATGCCTTTCATCTTCATCCGCTCAGTCGGCGGGTGACGCGGGAACTTGATGTTGAGGCTGTTGAACAGCTCGATCAGCTTGGTGCGCTCGCCAAAACCAAAGCCACCACTGATCTTGTCCCACTCGTGCTTGTAGACATCATGCCGGGCATGCAGCTCTGACTGGACGAACCTGCAACGATCAGGATCTATCCTGACCCCAGCTCGGTACATCCTGTGCAGCACAGGGATCAAGGTGATCTCGGTCTGCCAGACATCCTTCAGGTCGTAGTCATCCTTGTCTGGCAGGTACAGCTCAGGTTCCTTTAGGATCCCGATGGCTAAGGTGGCCCTGGCGTCGCCTATCGCATAGGCTGCCACCTGCTCACCTGAGGCTCGCCAGTAGTTCTTGGCCTGAGCCCGTCTGGTAGGTACACCACCGAACTTGGCAGCGCAGTACACGTCCAGCTCTCGGCTGTCCTTGGCTACCTCTGGGGTGTACTTGTTGCTGAGGTATTCCAGGGTATAGGCGTTCTCGTACTCGTTCAGCAGGCTGCAGGCTGTGTCGGCCGCTTTAATGATGCCCTTGACGTTGACCCCGATGTTCCACAGCATCCGAAGGTCGAACAAGGCGTTCAAGAACCAGTACTCTACGTTTGGGTGGGACAGCTCAACACGAGCCCAGCGGATGAAGTCGGCAAGCGTGCAGTTGTTGCCACCTTCCTCATGACCCCAGCGATAGTAGCGTCCGATACCTGACTGAGTCCAGATGGAAACCCCGACAGGTACATCAGTATGACCTAGGCCGGTGCATTCCGTGTCAACACCCACCCGCTCCTCTCGGCTCAGGTCAAGCCAGAAGGTTAGGTCGGAGGCTTTGCTTGAGCCCACAAAGATGCCATTGCCAGAAGACATGCTAGGTCAGGACTCGAGACAAGGATAACTGGTTGACTATCATGGACGGCATCAAGGTATTGGCTAAGGACACGCAGCAAGATCTCACTAGCTTGGTCTGGATCAATGACCACGCCCTCAACGTTAATATCCGATCTCTTTAAGTCGTCGGCAGACATTGTCATGTACCTGCATGAGGTTCTTCGTCTCTTCCTCTAGATCCTTAGCATGGGCCATGGCCAGCTGGCGCACCTTCCACTTGTTGAGTGGCACGTCCATTAGCTTGATGGTCTCCTGCATCTCGACCGCAGCAAGGTGTGTCGTGCCTAGCAGCTGGGAAATGGCCCGCATCGGGTTCTCGTCAACCTCCAAGCTTTTCGACATCTTCCTCCGCCTGCTTGTCAATATAATTGTCCCAGTACATCACGAGGTTCCGCAGCTGCTTAGGCAGCAGGCTAATGTCCTTATGGAATCGGTACGCGCACATGTACAGCATGTCAATCCACTCTGGATAGGCCTTCGACTCTGACAGATCTATCCAGCTGTTAACATCCTTGGCAGTTACCCCTGTGTTCATCCCAAGAAGAGACATCCCAGTGAACACGGTGAGCACCTCGGGAGGCATGGGGGCTGTCAGAGGATCTGACTGCACGATAGGGATAAAGCTAAGTGGCTCACGCAGAAGCAGCTCTGCCTTTGCCCAGTTCTTCTGGTACAGGTGCAGGCTACCAACGTGGTGGTGATACCGCCCAACGTCCAGCACAAGAAGCGAGGCGACATAACGTTGGATCAAGGTGAAGTTGTAGACGTCGTACGGTAGACCCAGCCAGGCATCATTTGACCGCATGTAGACCACCATGTGCAGCCGTTGATCGCGCACAAAGAACTGCATCGTGATCGTGCAAGGGATGTCCTTGCTGGGACCTGGACGTTCACGCCAGATGGTCAACAGTGCTTGGCGCGACTCGGGATCGTCACGCAAGGTCTGGATGATGTATGGCATCTGGTCCATGACCTTAGGCCCGTAGGCACCACGGAAGAACAAGCCGTCATCAGCGAACGCCTTGATGTTCGAGTTGTACGGCGTGATGAGCCTGGCGTCATTCGACCCCGACAGGATCCACATCCCCTCAGCAGCCATGAAGGGAAGGCTCACCTTTCTGGTAGCTTGCGTGACGACGTTATAGGCAGGATCTTCCAGGCTAAAGCTGTACCCGATCAGCTCCTTCGTGATCATACCCCTGGGGCTGACATTGCGTCCAAAGTCGATGATGTGCTTGATGATCGCCCGATATGCCTCAGGCATGTTACCGTAGACAAAGGTCATCTGAGCAGGTCCATGATCAGCATGAGGATGCCCATGAAGATCTCACCAGAGATAAAGCCGTAAAAGAACCGCCTGTCATAGTACAGCTCATTAAGCTTTGTTAAGATTCGTTTGATCATCTGAGCAGGTCGATTAGAGGGTACGGTTCACTGTGCCGAAAACGTTTGTGGTACTGCGGGTGGGAGATGGTGTAAAATCTACCTTGGACATGTCGGTTACACCACTGTGATGCCTTCAAACCCATCGCGATCACCTTGCCTGGAGCCAACGCATCGAGGAAGCTACCACCAGTCTCCTGACCATCTGTCTTAGCGTTGATCCAGTACAGCCCATGCTCTGGGATCTTGGCGTTCTCCAGCAAGGTTGCTAGCCAGAGGCTTGAGCCGCCGGGCGCGACGAAGGGCCAACCATCCTTGCCGGCCTTCTTGTTGACCTCATCACCAACAAGCAGCGTGTTGCCAGGAGCAAACATCCCGATGCCAGGTCCTGTGTTGGTCAACTGGCTACCAGATCCTTCAGGAAACGTCATGCTGGTGTAGTCAAACATGGACCTAGGCAGCATGCGGCAGCTGTCACCGAGCAGCTTTAGGTAGAAATCGTAGGTATCATACAGGTCGCGTGATGACGTCAGCAGCTCATCCTTGGACATGGTCCAGGACATGGTCCAGTTGCGAAGCACCGTGCCCCAGGGCGGCAGGCAGATGACCAGCTGCGCGTCCATGCCCATCAGGACACGCTCCAGCATCCGGATATGGGCCCAGGTAAGGTCAGTACCGCCGCGTAGCAGCTTGCCATAGATCTTCTCACCATGGATGAAGCGATCAACCACCACTCCACCGATCCTTGGGTTATCCCACAAGTCCTCGAGCAAGGCGTGGTACTGATGCCAAGCGCCGAGCTTACCTTTAGGTGGTGGTCCAAAATGGATGTACTCCATGTGAGCAGACCGACGGGCTAAGGTCGTCTTGCCGGCTCCATCAGGACCTTCCAGGATGATCAGTTTCATGGGCCGCCAGCATCCTTTATCATCTTGTGGGTGATGCTCTCAGTGTCCTCGGCTTCTGGGATGATGTCCGCCTGAGGCACAGCCAAGGCCAGGTCCGTGTATCGATCCAGCACGGCCTTGATATTTGGAGGCTTCCAGCCTGGCGGCTTGACCACGCCAAAATGGTGTCCACTACCATCGTCAGGCACACGCTCTTTCCGGATATTGGCATATTGCACGGCATCCCAGAGAGCCTGCCAAGGCAGGCCCATCATGACACCTGTGCCCATGACCACGTAGCACAGGTCAATCAGAGCATCAGCAGCCAAGGCGATGTCATTGTCTTCACACGCCTTGATGAACTCGTTGAGCTCCTCTAGCATGAACTTAACGCGCCGTTGCCTGGCTTCCTCATCCAAGAGCTGTGGGATCTTGGGGTGAGTGAGGCCCATCTTCCGGTGGAATAGGTGGACCTCACCGTAGTTCGTGATGCTCATGTCGGTCTCTTCGCTATGGGTGAAAAGCGTTGGGGTAGACCTGGCCCGGTTTCGGCTAACCTGCTGTGTTCGTGCCCCGGCACGCCGGGCTGGCAGATTCAAGCCTACTAGTTTGTCATGACCAGACCTACCCCACCGGTACTACGCCTTCTTCGCGGCGCCTTTGCTGGAGGTCGCTTTCGTCGGCTTACTGCCCGACGCCTTCGGTGCATCGCCCTTGGCCGCTTCCGTCACGGTCTTCTGGGCCTTCTCCGCCTTCGGCTTCGTGACGCGCGGCAGCTTCTCGAGCTCGCCAGCCTTCACGAGGAAGTGCCTGTAATAGCGCACGTGGCTGTCATCAGCCTTACCGTCGGGGAACACCTTCTTCACCTGCTTGAGGATCTCCTCATTGGCAGTTCCTGCACGAAGGCCGGCCTCGATAATTGACTTCACCGTGACACGGGGCTCCTTCGCCTTCTTTTCGCCTGCCGCGGCTGCGGCTTCGTCCTTCTGCTTCGTGGCCACCATGGCCTCCCGGAGTATAGACTCCTGTGATGACATCACTGATTGGGGGATGTCTTTCCCATTTGCCTCATACCAGGCACTTTGCACCTCGTAGAGGACCACCTTCCTGGCCGCGATCATGCTGAAGTCCAGCCGCTCGTCCCCAGAAAGAAACCTGTACGCGTTCACCACCTGCTTGTTGTTGATCTCCCTCTCGGCCAGATCTAAGGTCCGTCCCAAGCTCCCATAGATGATGACCTCAAGCCCTTCGCCGATCGAATGAACGGCTATCGCGTTCTTGAAGCTGGAGACATCCGGTGCTACCGGGACATATGCCGGCTTCTCTTCGGTTGCCATGTGAACTCTCCGCTATGTGGTTTGCGCTCATGACAACAATATAATATAACAGCAACACCCATGTACATAGCCGATCTGTTGTTTTAAGAGCTACTGCTTGTCCTTGAAGCACTGCACTAGCTCAATGATCCTTGCTTGTCGCCTATAACTCATGAACGGAAACAGTAAGGCGCAGGTCGCATAAACCTCGGCAGCTGCACTGATACCATGCAACCAAACAGCCTTACCTACACCTCGAGTATACCCGGCAGGATAAGCATAAATCCTACCAAGGCCTAAGATAGCATAAGACCGACGAGCAACCTCCTCATCTGTCGTAGTCAACACAAGGCGAAGTTGCTGCTGTGATGGTCGTTTACCACCAGAATGATTAGAGATGGTAAAGCAACCTTCACCTTCCCAGATACCTGAAAGCCAGGCTACATCCTCTCGGTTCCAACCACTACTTCTTGGCAACGATTTCCCAGAAGTTATTCCTGGACTGGTCAGGATATAAAGGAGCCAAGAAACAAGCTGCTACCTCGTTACCAAACCATGACCGGATGTCATTGAGAGTTTGCAGATGCTCAGGAGCCGCTACCTTCTTGATGTCATTATAGTTCGCAAAGGTTCCCCAACGATTTACGACCTTGAGACCTGCCTGATCTATAAGACCAGTAAGTTCCGAGATTGTATGTTCGTGGATATGGTTAGCTGCCCTGGCCTTGCCATCGTACACTGGAGTGCTGAGCAGGATCCGACCACCAGGGGCCAGCATCCGCTTCATGGCCACAAGCAGCTCCTGCCCTTTGGCAATAGGCATGTGCTCGATGACCTCAAAGTTGGTGATCAGCTCGAACGCGCCTTCCTTTTTCCGGAGCTCCTCGACCCGCTCGATGAAGTTGAACTCCTGGTAGAGCGTCGACCTTTTGTGCTGCGTCGGCTTGATCTTGTTGAGGTCCACACCAACGTACCGTTTCGCCAGCGGAAACGCACCGATGCCTCCGAAGAGAACAAGAAGCATCGGCCGTGTTGGTCCACAACCGACATCCAGCACGCCCGTAACTTCGTGAACGATGAAGTTTCGCTTGGAAAAACCCCAGCGAAGAGCGTGGGCGATATAGTCTCGGTGGATGACGTCCGTGTCGGTGTCAAGGAACGTCTGGTCGAACGTACGCGTCTTTTCGGCACGGCCTGTCCTTGTTGGTTGACGGTCCTCTTCTGGGATCGCCTCGTTGACTGCGGTCACGATAGGATACCTCGCTGGTTGGTGAAAACCTCGCCAGTTAGCGGGTTTTCTTGCTCGGTGGGATGAATGTCAATCTCACCAGTAAACACCGGCTCAGGGTCCGGCGTGAAGTCCTCATCAGCACCAATCATATTCGCTCGATTGGTGGCGAGGGTAGCAAGCTCACCAAAAGCATCGCCCATGTCCTCTGCCTGGAGCTTGATATTGATCTTGATCCGAAACTCCTTCATCTGCTATCCTCTATCATGTTGATGGTTAATAGTAACACAGCCAACACACCTAAGTACATACCAACAGTTCACAAGAGCGGGTTATCTAACCCGATGAGGGTCAATGACTCTCTGGCCCTGGTTACTCCCACGTAGAACACCCGCCGCTCGTCATCAGGATCAGTCATCATGATGTCCCTGACGCGATCAGAGGTCTCGGTAAGCATCACGACATGATCTCGCTCAGCCCCCTTTGCTGCATGGATCGTGGACAGGTGGACCTTAGGCTTATCGGTAATCCCCTTCGCCCCATGCCGCCTGATCAGGGACCTCAGGTACTGGCGATCGTCGAGCGATACCTTCTCAAACGCCTCAAACCAAGGCCTATCATCGTCCAGCCCGAGGTCAGCTAAGCCGTAAGATCTATTTCGGTCCAGGCGGCCCAAGCGCTTACGCTGGCTATCGTCCAGGGCAAGGGCGTCGAGCATGAAGTGAACGGCTCGTTCTGGTTCGGTCTTGCCTTTACGAAGGCTTTCCCAGGTGATGATTGACTTGCCCCACTCAGCCCCAGGAGCCGGGATATCTCCACGGCTGTACGAGACACCAAGGGATCTAACATGCTTCTCCATCTCCTTGACGAGGTAGTGTTGTCGGTACAGGATCATGTAGCTGCCTTCCTCGTCGAACGATGGCAGCTGCGTCTCGCCAGCGTACCTCAGTCGACCTTGTGAAGGGCGCGGCTTCCAGACCTTTGGCTGTCGTACCTTGATCCTTTCCACCAGTCTTGTAGCGATAGGCTGGATTGCCATCGGGACACGATACGATTGGTCAAGGACCACAGCTCTGCCTGGGTGGTTGATGAGAGCAAGCGGGTCAGCTCCGGCCCAGGTAAAGATCGCTTGGTCATCATCACCTGCGATGTACATTCTTGCTGCATTGCGCGTAAGTCGGTGAAGAGTGGTCCACTGGAGAACCGACAGATCCTGCGCCTCATCAACAATGACCACGTCCACATCCAAAGGCTCGGTCGCTTGTTCCAGTAGATCGGTGAAGTCGCGAAGCCCCTCTCGGTGTTTCCAAGCACCATACTCGCTAACAAACCTCCTGACCTGGAACATGTTAAGATCGTCATCGAACTGGCAGCGCCAACCATCGTCAAGAGCTTGCATTCGGTGGCGTCTAACGTGATCAATCTGCAACAGTCGGTCGCCCATCTCTCCACCATACGGGATCTCCATCATGGCCTCAGCACCACCGTGCTTGACCTTGTAGGTAAATAGCAGGCCGAGCTTCTCAGCCAGCTCCTTCATGTCGTTGGGACCTTTCACCATACCGCCCATGGTCATGTTCAGCTCATGGTAGCAGATGGCGTGCAGGGTCTTGAAGTACTTGAGGTCGTCCTTGGTCAGGTTGGGAAACCGCTCCAGGGCCTTCTCGATGGCCACCTTGCGGGCATGGACGGTGAAGGTAAGGAAGGCGATCCTGTCAGGATCCGTCCGCTTCAGCTCCTCGGCCATGACGTTCAGCAGGGTCGTGGTCTTGCCCGTGCCAGGCGGGCCAAAGAACTTAACGATGTCCATAGTACGCCAGCTTACCTGCCTCACCACGACGATTCCAGCACATCTCGCCGCACTCTGTCCAGGTGATCTCCTTGGCCCCTAGCTTCACGGCCTTGGCCCTGTAGCCTAAGGACACGTCGAAGTGCTCCCCAGCTGTGCCTGGCTTCTGGAGCCACTTACGGTTCAGGTTGAGCTTGTCAGCCATCTCCACCAGCTCATCATGGGTATCAGCGACCATGTGGCACATGATCATTCGACCAAACTCCGCCTTCATGTCATCGACGTAGACTGCCACTAGAACTTCACCGCCTCTTGTTCCAAGGGTGAGAACTCCTCCTGCTGGTCGTCTTGCGGCGTGTCGACAAACCAGAACTGCACGGTCGCCTTCTTGATGTTCCACCTGCCCTTACCTACACCGAACTGACGACGTAGCTCCGTATAGACCTGGTGAGCGTCATATTCCCGGAAATGCTTTCGCTGCAGAAACGCGAGTAGGTCTTGAGCTCGAAAGAAGGTCCTTGGTCCTTCCTCAAAGGGCATCCCTGACAGCAAGTCTTCGCGTGTGACGGCTTGCTGGCGTCGCTGCAGAAACTCTCGCACAAGCATCTTAAACTGGCCTGAGGTCCCGGCATCTTCTGGTGCCTCGATGGTGACAAGGTTAGCTAGCAGCTCAATCAGGATCGCGTCCCAGTCACCCTGACGCATAAGCGGAAAGATCACGTTGCACCGCTCCATGACCGCCTTCCTGAAGCGTGGGATCAGCATCAGGTCTTCCGTGCCCATGGTGACCTCAGCCTCGGCAACGTCGAGCAGCCAGATGGGTGGGTCAGTGGTGATCTTGCGCAGGTTGATAAGGTCAGGCATCTGCTCCTCCTGACGCTCGCGTCGCTTCCCAAGGACGCCGTATCGCTGCTTCTTACACTCACCCTTCTGGCAGTGAGGCTTTATCGGTAGATCATCACAGTTGTAGTTGTACTCATGGCTGCCTACCGAGTCGATGATCCCTTTGAGCTCACGCTCCTTGAGGGGTGGGTCCACCTTGCCAGACTCATTATAGGCGCTTAACCGCTCACCCCAGTCCTCTGGAAATGCCTGCTTAAAGTAGATGGCAACATTTTGCAGGCCAGAGTTACGTTGGCCTTCTGGAAACCCAAGGTCATGAAGGCTGTTAAGGCAAGGAGGGCCCTTGTCAAAGAACCCGGTAGCTCCACCCTTCTTGGTCCACGCCTCAAGCTGGCCTGAGGTGATCATGGCACGTTCGGCCGTCTGAAGGAACCGCTTGAAGCTGAGCTTAGGTTCTTCTGAGGTGACCCCGTAACTGACTGGGTCTAACGCACCGTAATAGGGTAGGTTGAGCCAATTGCCATCTTGATCTGCCTTAAGCTCGGCTTGCTTCGGATATACCTCGACTGGAGGACGGACCCCCGTCTTACCTGGCGGATTCTGGAGCTTAAGCCGCTTAACCCACTCAAGAAGCCGCTTCTTGACGGTCGCTGCCGGAGCTGGGTCCTTGAGGAACAGGAAGAAGTGATAGCCGCCAGACTTGGACCTAACGGTAATTAGCGGTAGACCTTCCGCCTCAACCAGTGCAGCCATGACCTGATGATCAGTCTTGTTTCGGTCATCAAGATCGATAGCACCGAAATAGCACTGATTGTCAAGCATAGTAGGACCCATACCAAGAATCCGTACATCAAGCATGTCACCGCCATTGAGGTGCTCACGCCACGCCTCCTCTGGTGCTGGTCCCTTGATGACCCTGCCTTTTATGTCACTCCGCCACCTACCATGCATCGTCTCACGCCCCTTGAAGAGACGTTGAAACCTCAGCACGTCGGTGTTATTACCGTTGCCGTTAGATGCCATGGGCTGGATATTGGTTGGACCACTAGCTGGATGACCGTGGGCAGGCATCGAACCTGCAGATCCAGAGGGAATGATTCACGGACCTCTGGTGCCTTTCCGGCGGGTGTCTGATCACCACCCCTGGCTTTACTTCACGGTCGTGAGCTGTAGGACCAGTGGACAAGTCCAACCAAGAGGAACCGGCATGGCGTCCGGCTCCACTGGCCTACAGGACTGCCTTGGTTAGAACTTCTTCTTGCCCGACGCCTTCTCCTCGGCATCCTCAAGCTCGACCTCGACAACCTCGTCGTTGAGCTTGTTGAAGTCAGCGCCCTTGGCTCCAGCCTTCAAGGACCTGGCGAAGGCAATCGCCTGCTGCACGACGGCTGGATCAGCGACCCAACCTTCCTCGCCCTCGATTGGCACGATCTCGATAGCGTAGAACTTGCCCTTCTCATTCTCGTGTGGCCCAGTGGGCTTGACGAGATACTTCTTGGCGAAGCTGGGCATCTGCACCAGACCCTTGCCTGGAATGTCCGTCGTCACCTGCGCGATGCGGCTCATCAGCGTCCGGCTGGCCTTCAGCTTTGTGCTGGTGAGGGACAGGATCGCCTGCATCCACGTGCCGTCCGGCTGAAGCTCCAGGACGTAGTGATTGGCCGTCTCGACGATCTGCGTCTTAGGCCCGTTCCCCTTCTTGTTCTGACCTTGCTGCCGATTCTGCTCGGCCTCAGCGAGGGACTTGTGCGACGCGATGAACCCACCACCATCGTCACGCGGGATCCACTCGTTGTAGCACTTGTTGTAGTCGACCTGGATGATGGTCGTCTCCTCGGTGACGTTGCGAGTGACGGTGTTCAGGAACATCCCGGCTTCCGCACCCTCGATCTCATCCGTCGCTGGGCTCAGCTTCTGGAGAAGATAGATGAAGGGAAGCGCGTAGTCGGTTGCTTGAGCGTTGCCAACACCTTCGCCAGCATGCTCAGCAAACACGCTCATCAGGTCCTTGTCGATCGGGACGACCAACCCGCCTGACTTCGCCTCCTGCTTCACTACAGACTTACCAGCAGGCTTAGCTGGCTGTGTCTTTGTCGCTGATCTTGTCGTCATTGGATTGCATCCTCATAGGTATTGAAGTTGAACTGCAGGTCATTTGGTTGAGGTCAGCTTGGCCTTGGTCTCCTCCCAGACTGAGATGCCCGGCGGATCCTCCAACCCTTGCTCGCGCCGCTCCTTGACGAACGCGGTTAAGGTGGACGGGTGAACTACGTCCTTGATCAAGCCGCCAGCGTCGTGCCCACGCAGCCACTTGTACAGGACGGGTTGATTGGCTGAAGCGCAGCTGGCATTCAGCTTCGTCTCGAGGTGGATCTTGCCACCATCAAAGGTGAAGCTGCCTTTACCTGAGCTGCTGACGAACCCAAGCTCCCGCATCTTGTCTGGGACGTCGCGGGTCCTGAGCTGGTTATATCGGTCCTTATGTTGCTTGGCCTCGGCTTCCAGGCGATCGCTTTCCTGCTTGCTGATCAACATCTCCTGGGCGAGCGCTATCAGGTCCTGGTTAGTCGCAGGGACCTTGATCTTCTCCTGAAGCTCGGCATCTTCCTGCTCGGACACACCCACAAGCAGGTTCATCGCCTCCGTCTTATCGTGCGACGGGATTGGCTTTTTCTTCTTCAGCTTGGTGTTCATCTCTCCTCTATAGGTAAACGGTCAACGTAGGTCGATCTTGGACACAAAGTACCTCATCTCTTGGCCGTCCCACTTAAGGGCGTTGAAGCAGCCGCCAGTGATCTTGGCAGCGATAGCGAATGCGATCCCAATAGAGACAGGGTTGCCCATTGGGATCAGGAAATCTTCTTGCTGCATGTCACGTAGGCCATATTGCAGCTTCTCAATAATCTTTCGGCTATTGAACATGTCAAGCTCTTCCCGCTCCTCAAGCAACGGCTCAACTGAACCATACTCCAACGCACCAGTAAAGTTCTTCCGACTATCCTGTTGGACAAGATAGACAGTAGGTCTGTAAGGGTTGATCTGAGTTGCCATGTTGACTCTCCGCTATAAGATAAGCTGGCCGTCTCTCCGACCTGTCACCGAGTTTATGTCCTGTAGCCACATCTGCAGACATGACCCAGAACTGCGAGGGGATACGGTCACCCCTTGTTGCTACTTCTTCGTGGACGTTCAATATAACTCATTGGTCATGCCAAGGGAAACATCAGGTTAACAGCCTAAGCATCTCCTTTGGCCACTGAAGGTTCTTGATGCAGTCGTTGCAGATAGGCAGGTACGGGATGTCTGAGCTGGGTGGGGCCAAGGCGCCATGCCAGGCAAGTTTACCGCATGCCTCCTTCCCGCCATGGATCCTAGGGCCCACTGACCACATCACACAAGGTTTGGTCATAGCCAGCTGAAGGTTGGGTCACCAGTAACGAGGTCGGCCAATCCCTTCTTGTTACGCAAGGATGTGAGCAGTCGAAGGTCGATGGTTCCCTTAGCAACGAGGTCGGTATATACCACATTCTTTGTTTGCCCAATACGATGTGCACGGTCCTCAGACTGGATCCTTGCCTCAAGGTCGTAATCGTTGCTGTAATAAACGACCTGATGGCTGGCAGTAAGGGTAAGCCCCATGCCTCCTGCCTTAGCTTGTCCAACAAAAAATCTGGCTCGTTCAGGGTTGTTCTGAAAAGCGAGTCTATTGGCCTTTCGTTCAGCCTTGGTTGTCTTTCCATAGAAGAGCACCACCTGATCCTGGCCAAAGGTTTCTGCCAACGCTTCCCCGATCATCTCGATCTCAGCCGTGAACTTGGCCCAGATGATGAACTTGTCACCAGGACTGTCCTCGATGAGGTCATACAGGGCCACTAGCTTTGGGTTGGTCCCAGGGATCTCGGTGAGCATCCGCATAGGCAAACCATCCTCATCCTCACCGTCATATGGAAAGAAGCCGCCACAGATCCTGGACAGGGCGGTGATCTTCTGCAAGGCGATGGTGACCGAGTACTTCTGGCCTTGAAGCTCGGCCTGCATGTCATTCTTCATGTCATCGTACAGCTGCTGCTGATCTGGCTCAAGGTCAAAGAGCCGCTTCTCGTAGATCTTCTCAGGTAGGTTCAGGCACTCTGACTTAAGCTTCCGATAGCTGAACTTGGCTATAAGAGCCTGCAGCTCGTCAAGGTGAGCGTACCCGACCACTTGGCGCATGTTAAACCCACCCATGATCGCGTACCTGTTCCTGAAGCTCCAGTAGCTGCTGTGACCAAGCCAGGCGATGTTCAGGAACCTGGCCTGGCTGTAGATGTCGAGCGGGCTCTGAACAACCGGCGCGCCTGACATGATCCGACGATAATAGGCACCCTTCCCGATCTTCGTGATAGTCTTGGTACGCTTCGCTGAGTTGCTCTTGATCTTGGTCGACTCATCGACAACCGCGTATGTTCCGTGCCTGGCGACAAAGAGGGACCCGACCCTGGCTCCAATTTCACCGGAGAACGCCTCGGTGTTCATGATCAGGACCCTGAGGGGCTGGACGCCGTTCTGCTGCCTAAGGATCCAGGCCTCTGCCTTGTGCCTGGTACGAGCCTCCCAGACGAAGATGTCGAGGTCAATGGACTCGGTGGCGTGCTCCTGGAGCTGCTCATCCCAGACGTCCTTCATGGCGTTGGGGCAGATTACCAGGAGGCCGTCGATCTTCTTCTGCAGGAACAGGTAGCAGGCGTTGTTGATCGCCACCCAGGTCTTGCCTGTGCCCTGCTCCATGAAGTAGGCAAACTCCACGAGGTGTCGGCTGATCCCGAACGCCTCAAGCTGGTGCGGATATGGCGATGTCCGGAAGGCGTAGTCATCGATCACTGTGATGGTCTTATCGTACGTGGCCATGATCTGGCTAGCCATGTCCTTTGGCGCCTGCATGCTTATCGCCACAGCCTCCTGCTTCAGGCCAAAAGCAGAACCTAACCAAGCTGCCTGCGGAAAGGCCTTGATCAGGTAGTCAACATTGGTCTTGGTAGGTTTGCATGTCCAGCACCTGTCAACAGAGCTGAAGGTGCGATACTCAGGGATCCGCTTGCACCTGTCCACGTCCTGTGGGGTCTGCAGGGTCCTGATCTCGATGAAGGACTTGCCAGCAGGCTGTGTGATCGTGTAGCCACACCTGTCTGGAGGTGTGATCCCTCCAGTAGGCCAACCATGCGCCACGATGGCTTCCCAGCACTCCTTGACGTAGGGCATACGCCAGCTGGCCTCTGTGCCTACCCATCTTCTACCAGGCAGCAGGCGCAGGGCAGCTAGATGTTGTCGGGACTCGTCCTTGAGGACAAGCTCCTGCGCGACTACGTCAAGCCTGATTAGCAAGGCTTGACTGGACCTCTGGCTTCATGCTTGTCACACTGAACCTGCACCCGCTCTCTGCGGTCAGGATGATCTGTCTTGCCTCACCAACCCGCTCCAGCATGATGTGACGCACCTCAGCCTCGGGAAAGCAGAGCCGCCTGCCTTCGGGCGTCCTGTAGTAGAGGTAGGGTGATCTGTCTGGCAACGAGTGAAACCAAGGTGTGGCATTCGGGCTGTCCCACCTGGGATTTGGCTTACCCATGTTGATTGGGTCTGGCACTGTGTCTCCTGGCGTGCTGGTTTTGTGGGTTTTCGCTATGCACAGACTATAACATCTTCGGCTGATCCACGTACACCGCCGACTAACCAAAGATACCAAGGTGAGTCTCAGCGGGAGCCGGAGAAGACACCCGGAATTTTTCTGCGTATAGCGTTACGCGTACACGAGCGAGTTAGGGGGGGCGGGCGAGGTTATCTCTTATTTTTCATCTATCAATTATGTCACGACACTTGACACCCGGAATCGACGCGTCGAGTCCCTTCTCTTGATGCCGCCCGGCCATCCATTCTCTATGCAGAACCACACATATTTAAGCTCTACGTACGTGACACTTGACACTTTGGCTCTAGGCGTGCTTCTGGCTCGCGTTCTGGGTAAGCGGGGCTAGATCCTTTGAAGGATGTATCACGTGAGCATCCCAGTGACAGAAACATGTGCTTTGGGATGAAAGAGGCACACAACGTGCGTTAGCTTGAGCTATATAGCCCTAACGTCGAGCATTGTCACCTCACTCTCCACCCGCACGTCAGCCGCGGTGTTATAGGCCACAACTTGCACTTTCTTTCGGTTGTACGTGCCCTTGAGCCAGGTATTGACCGCTACAGTAGGGATGGTCCCGTAGTATCGCCCAGGCATAGCCGACCGCTCAGCCATAGCCACAGTAAGCGCAGGGTTGATCTCAGCACCACCAGGTGCAGCAGCGACCGTCATGTAGACGTCCAGCAGACCTGTGGCCGGGATAAGAGCACCATCGGTTCCTCTCCGCTTCTCGAGATCAACCTCGTACTCATACGGTTGATCACCGTAGATGTTATGTACAGGGGGCACTATAACCTCCGCTTCTCGTTGAGTTTGGACTGACTTGTGTTGTCAGCGTTGATCTTTGGTCCACCCGTTGGATCACCCTTAACCGAGGTCTTAGGACCTGAGTAGAACAGGCTTGCTCCAAACTTAGCCCCACCTCGTATCACGGTAAAAAAGAACTGGAAAGCATTCCCAAAGACAGCGAGAAGGTCGCCAATGGGGGTGACAACTCCCTCTAAGGTTAGGTGTAGCCTTTTACCAAGATCCAGCAGACCAGCCGGAGTAACAGCACCTACAATTGTCTTAAAGATACGCCTGATCAAAGCGCCACTAGGAGTGACACCACCACCTAGGTTCTTTTGTGCCTGACGCGATACAGTCCCTGTTGGTGTGACACCTCCAGCCAGCACCTTTGTGCTGAACTTTCCCCGAAGCAGCGTACCAGTGGGAGTGATACCACCCGCTAAGATCTTCCTGATCAGCCGTGTCAGGACACCCGCCGGCGTGGCCAACCCGCCCAGGACCTTATTTGCTCGCCGAGCCAAGGTACCTGTTGGGGTGGCACCTCCTGTCAATGTCCTGAGGAAGACCTTTGCGGCTGACACTACTCCACCTGGGGTGACACCACCACCAAAGGTCTTGGCTGCTTGTCTTGTCAAGGTACCTGAGGGAAAGATCCCTCCTACCAAGGTTAGCAGATGGGCAACCACACGACTTAAGGTGCCTGCTGGTGTGGTGTTGCCGCCAAAGACCTTGTTAGCGCGCCTGGCAACAGACCCTGAGGGCGTAACACCGCCAGCCAAAGATCTTAGAAATACCTTAGCTTGGACCAAGGTTCCAATAGGGGTAGCACCTCCTCCCAGGATCTTGTTGATCAGCTTGGCGACAACACCAGCTGGGGTCGATGAACCACCTATAGCCTTATTTGGTTGACGACTGACAGCTCCTGCAGGTGTTGCACCGCCGCCCAAGATCTGGCCTCGTGCCTTGCTTAGGCTACCTGTTGGTGTAACACCGCCACCAAAGATCCGGGACATGAGCTTCGCCAAGGTACCTGAGGGGGTAGCTCCACCACTAACAGTTTTACTGACACGTCTGCTCAAGTTACCTGTTGGTGTTACACCACCGGATAAGGTGCGCATGATCAGTTTTAGGGTGGCTAATGCTCCGCTAGGAGTCATGGCACCTACCACGGTTTTGCTGATCCGACGTGCAAGGGCCCCAGCAGGAGTAGCGCCGCCCGTGAAGATCTTGGCCATTAGTCTTAACAGAGCACCCGAAGGTGTGGAACCGCCGCCAAAGGCTTTGCGTGTCGAACGGACAATAGCCCCAGCTGGCGTTACTCCGCCCCCAAATGTCTTACCTGTCTTTCTAGCTAGATAACCTGTAGGTGTAGCACCACCTCCAACTGACTGGGTGTAGGTTGTACCACCTGGACCAGATGCCTCAGTGATCCAATAGCCGACTCCTGCCTCAAGTGCCCAAGCAAATCCGCCTCCTGCCTCAAGACCCCAACGCTGGTAAGGAGCAGGGAGCGCAGCAGCAAGGTCCCCGCCCTCCCAACTGTTTAACGTCGAAAACAAATTCCACGCCACACCCATCATCCCCACCATGTTGTCGGTGAGGGGTGTACCAGCAGAATCATCATAGGTGATGATCGAAACGCCGTTCAGGAGAACCGTAAGAACGTGTGCTGCGGTGATGCGGAGTTCTACAACGTCGCCGGTGACACAGGTGTGGGTATAGGTAGCACCAAGCTGTGTGGTGGCGGCAGCTCTCTTGAAGAGAGCGATGCCCGTCGAAACGCACATTACGCGATAATGCGTGCCTGCTGTCGTTGACATTCTGACAGCGGGACCTGAACCTGCGCTCGTATTACCTGAAGGCCCGGTGTCAATGACAGAGCCGAGTATAACTTTGGAATACTGGGCGGCGGTGGGGGTCCACGTGTTGTTGTATTCAGATGCGGTGCCAGCCGAGTTCACCACTGCTTCGTTGCTCGTGAGAGCAAATGCGTTGTAGGTGGACTGAACCGTCCAGTTCGTACCTAAGTCGCTAGCATTCGCTCTGTTGAAGCTGTCGGTCGCCCCGGATGCTGTGAAGTTCGGGGTGACGATACAACCCTGCAGCGTGCTGGTCGGGTCATCAAGAATTAGTGCCGAGGTCGCTGAGTTGGAGCCTGATGAAACGGTTTGCTTGAGATAAACTTCGAGGTAGAGATATTGATTTGCTGCTAGTGTGATGATGCCGGGTGCGGTGATCGTCAGCACCTGCCTCGTGTTGGCGATTATTGGAGTAACGACAGCAGAGGCTACTAGCCCACCGATCTGGGAAACTATGGCGCCAGCTGCATTCAACACCCATAGCTGAGCTTCATATGTTACTGACCCTGCCGCGACTGTATCTGTGAAAAGCAGATTGATCGTCCAGTCAGCATCGGCATAAGAACCTGCTGCGGCTGCATCAAAGCACCAGCCAACACTTAAGACAGTGGTGGAGGGCGGGTCGCTAATCGCTGTGGTATTGCTTGCCACCAGTGGGTTGTACAGCCAACTTGCTAGTGTTTTAGCTCGTTGGATCGAAGTTGGAAATGCTGTATAATCGGCTGCACCCGCGACTGTTTCTAATGTTAAATCACCACTAAAAACGCCAGAAGCATTTGAGCGAAGGAAGAGTGTCTGTGCCACTTAGCCCTGCTTCCTCGGGATAGCGTATGATACGCGGGTGTCGCTGCAATACACAGGGTTATTCCCGATGCTCACGATGGCGAGCCCCAGATGGAGGTCGATGTACGGGCCGTAGCTCTCGCCATTATCCATGTGATGATGCTTGAAGTCGATATGAAACCCAACTGAAATCCAGCCGAGCCACATCCACTGCACCATCCACCATGAGCCGTAGCGTAGGTGCCACATCATCCGCGGAGTAGAAGTTTGTCAATTCTCTTGCTCACCTGCGCCTACATCTAGACGGGAGCGGTAGGTAAAGCCCTGCCACCATTGCTGCAACATCAAACGTCATGACGATAAGAGCCGTACTAGCTGGGATGTTGAAGGGGCCAAAAGCAGTATCGCCCGTTTGAAGGGTACGTGCTAGAAGGCTAAAGTTCTGTGCCATTATAGATTTTTAGCCTCACCAAAGAGCGACTGGAAGGTCCACGCCTGTGAGGTGCCTGCCGTGAATGCTAGACCAAACCTAAGCACATCTACGGCGCTGTTGAACGTACCACTTGTCGCCTGCTCAACAGACTGATTCTGTATGATCAAGCCAGTTGTTGCCAAGTTGTGGGTGAAGAGCAAGGAACCATGTAGCGTGGCAGTTGCTCCAATAACGCGTATCGTGACGTTGATCTCGAGATAGCCCGTGTCAATAACCGCTGTGCCAGCAGGCAGTGCGAACGTGAGTAGGGTGGCGTCTGCTGTTGAGCCGTTAATACCACACTTGACCAAGATGCTGGACGCCAGTGTTCCTGCCGCAGTTTTTGTGACGATGCCATGCCACCGAAATATTGTACCAACCTTTACCCGCTCAGTAGTTGGTACTAGGATGTCTGACCCAATGAGATAGGTCGTGGCAGCAGCCGGAGGGCTTTGCGCAGCTACCGACTCATTGCCCAAAGCATCACCTACGTAAGCAGCTACCTGTCGTACGGTGACAACAACATCTACCCCTGTGTCTGAGGCTAGCAGCTTCTCAGTACCATCTAAGGGTGGGGTAGCTATTGTGGCGGTACTACCAGTTAGATCAGCCATCAGGGTCTCCTAAAACGAAACAGGGAGCGCAGCAAGGCGCCACGCTCCCTGGTAAGTCTGCTTGCTATCGATCAACCACCAGCCGTGTAGGTGAAGTTATAGGTAAACTGTATTGAATCACCAGAAAGCACTGGGATACCCGTAAACAGCGAACGATCAAGCAAGCTTACCGTATTGAAGGTGATGACAGAGAAGATCCCATGCTCCGTGATCGTCCTCGTGGCCGTGTACGTCACAGTAGCTACGGTACGATACACGCCTGCAGATGGGCTTGACTGTGTACCAGCGACACGCGTCTCGACCTCGGTTACGAGCAGCGTGTCCGCGATGCTCTCTGCCGTGCCACCAGTACCAGAGGCATGGAAGTTGAACAGCTCGGTCTCGAACGTGTTGAGGAAGGCATTAGCAAGCAGGGTGATCCCTGCTGTGGTGACAGACTTTCTGGCAACCACACCGTAGTCTTTGACCACAGCATGTGGGATCATCACCCCATCAGCACTTTCCACCATGAAGGTGCCGTTGATATCCGGCCTAAGGTGGATGGCTGAGAGGTCAGAGCCGACATAAACCACACCGATCATGAAGAGTGGGATGATCTTCAAGCCTGCTTGCCACCGCACCTTCCTGAACCTGTGGCCAAGCTCAAGTAGCCTTAACCGAAGGTTAACCATGAAGTCTTTCGGCTGCAGCCATGCTCCGCTGGTCATGTACATGAACAGGGCGATGAGCAACGCCACATAGGTGTAGATGAAGGGTCTCACTTGGTCACCTCCGTGACAGGCGCTCGCTTGTTAACGAGCTTTGTCTCAAGGGCGGTGATTGCCTCGGCTGTGGTAGGCCCTTGACCTCCGAACTTGTCGCCGTCCGGAAACTCCAGGGTAACGGTCACGAGACCCGATCGTGTGTTGACCCTACGCTCGAAGTGAATATCCTCCGGTGCCTCAGAGAACTCCGCCTTCAGCTGCTCTACACGCTCAGCAAGCTGTGGTTCCTGGCTCCCCACATACGCGTTCTCGTGGTACTGTGGATGCTTGGTGATGTCGTCGTCGTAAGGACCGACCTCGTTGACGTAGTCAGACGTATCAAGGTCCTGCCCCTCTGGGATGGGTGTCCCATGAGGCACCTTGACCGCCTTACCTTTCTCTTTTGTCGCCATGATCTGGTCCTCTAAGAGGGTGTGGACATGAATCTAGCTAACAGGTGTCGATCGGGTACCTAGCGAAAGGTGATCTTACCACCAACCAAGATACGCCAATCAGGAGTCTGCTTCAGATCCTTTGGAGTTGGTGGAGAGTAGCTACCTTCAATGTGTGCCATGACATGAGGCAACAGTCGATAATCAAGGCCAAGCACACCCACAGGAACAGCTCGTTGTCGACTGGATGCAACATAGCCGACAATACCGTACGGGACTGCGCGTGACCCCAGCGGTGGACCAGCGTCCTGTAGGTTCGTAACCGCAGTATCCAGATGGGCAATTGCCTTCTTCTGCTTGTCAATGGTGACTGAGTCAGCCTTGATGATCTTCTTCGCTGTGTCACCTACGATCTTAGCCGTAGGGTTGTTCTTGACCTGCGGGCTGTTCAGCAGGGCATTGAAGCCCTGCTTGGTAGGTCGAATCTCAGTCTGCACAGAGTCCGCCTGGCCTGCTAAGGTTGTTGCCACGACCACCTGCTTACCAGCTGAGGCTAGCTGCGCGTTACGCCTGGCAGTGCGCCAATCATCAATCTTGGTGTAGGTGAAGACAACGAGCACCACAGCCAGGACAATGCCGGCACCACCTAGGATCCCATGCCGGGCGGCGCTGAGGCTACCGAGTCCTGGGATCTTCATGTCTCGACCTGTTGAATGATCCAGAAGTCATCGGCGTTGTAGTAGTTGCACAACCAAGCCATGGGGATGTAGCAGTAGCCCTGATCGCCCCAGCCAGGACCCCAGCTGTTTCGTACGATCGCCCAGATCTTATGACTTCCGATCATCCTCTCGTACCCAACGATGCAGACACAGTGGCCGCCAAGTACCTGCTGGTTCGGGACGGGTGTGCAAACGCCTGCTGATGGGCTCTCGAACCACGGGTACACGGTAAAGCCCATGACAACTGGAAGCCCCTGTGCCAAGGCCTGTTTGACAGGCACCTGGATCCTGTTATCCACCGAGGCGTAGGCGATCGTCTGGTGGGCAAGGCCGTCCTCGTACGCTTCTGCAGGTGGTTGCACCGTGAACCCGTTGATGTCGTACGCCCACAGGTTCTCGTGAGGAGCTCCCAGCTTGTTCACAACCTTTAGGCCGTCACGGATAAAGGCACCGCTATCTGAGTTGAGCGTGTTGATGATCCGGCGCTCCTCGTAGTAGATGAAGAGCCGACTGGGCATATAGTCAGTCAGGCCCTGGCGTCGCTGCTCATACTCATAGGCACCAGCTACACCGTTTGCTGTGCAGCTGCCAAGGTAGCCTTGGTCGTAGACCGAGGGCATGAACCCAGTGGTCCTGAGGTCAACCCTGGAAGGAAGCTTAGGCAGTACACCACGCCTTGTCTTCTTAGGAGCCCAGAGATGATCACGATTGTCAGGTAGATCAGGAAGCCAGCCGTAGCGTGGTGTCTGTCTTACGGCAGGCGCTAGGATATTGACGTCGGTCATCATCTGCTCCGTGCTTGGTAGAAGTTGTTCACTGACATCATGAAATAGTCCCAAGGGAAGTTAGGCCCAGGGTCCTGGTGGTCTGACTCATGGTAGGCGTTGGTAAAGTCGACATGGCCGCAGATTCCCTTGTTGCCAGCGATGATCTGAGGCACAGTGAGCCTGACTGGTGGTAACCCGTACTTTAGGCAGTACTGCGCAGCTGCGTCACTCGCAAGCGCCAAGGCTGCTACACCATACCAGTCAAGCCACTCTGCTAGGGTCTGTTTTCCGTACCCAACGATCTCGATGTGAACACCGATTTGATTCGCGTGGTGACCTGCCGCGTAGGCAATGTCATTGTCCATTACCGACTGGATGATCTCCTTGTCGTCGACACAGATGTGGGCAGATGACGGTTTGTCAGGGTGCTGGAAGTACCTGGCAACACCTCTGGCTCCACCCTCGACCTCAGGGTACTCAGCGTCGTGGATACAGCAGGTGGTGACGTAGCGACGACCAGCAGTATAGTGCTGATAGTCAGCTGCCTGGATCACTGGCCATGCTTGAGTGTCATACACTCGGTTTTACCTCCACGGTGGTTGGACCACCGGTCGATACGGTCGACGGTTGTGCCGCGTTCTTGATCATCTGGTACTGGTAGTCGGTTGTGCGATTGACAGCAAGACCGGCGACGTTGACACCAGCAAGACCACCAAGGAACACGTACCAACCGTCATAGCCAGTAGGCATGGTATTACCTAAGGCCATGTGTGTTAGCACGATGATCCCTGTGCAGGCTGTCATGACGATCGTCAAGACGATCATGGCAGGATGCCCAGGAAACTTCTTCAGCCAGTCATACATCAGCGTGGTACTTCAACCGGGATGTCCTTGCAGTTGAGGTCAATCTTTGCTCTGTCAACTAGCGTGGTGCGAAGGCACTGTAGCCGCGTGAGCGTGCCCAGGATCATGCTCTGGTTCTCCTGGATCTCTATCATGCGGGTTCGATCAGCATCGGCTCGATCAAGACGAACCGTCATTTGGCTCCGGAGCGTATCCATCTTGACATTGACCAGCCTAACTTCGGTCGTTGTCAGGGCTGATTCACGGAGTGGAACAACAACGTTCCTGCCCCACCAAGCCATGATGGCACCAGCCATGATATAGAAGATTTTGTAGCGTTCGATGACCTTCCCGATACGCCCAACGAGATCGAAGTCAGTATCACGGTTGGGTGCATCTGGACCGCCCTGTCGAAGGTTACTAGACTCATCCATTAGAACTTCCCTTGGTCTGGGTCAAGCGGAAGCATCGCTGCCTTTCTTGCAAAGGCCTCACGGAGCTGGACATGCACCTTGAACTGTTCTACTAGTGAGGCCGCTGCATCAGCCATCTCGTCGTGCAGGCTGCTGTCGTTCATGGTCACTGAGACCATCCGCTTCTTTACCGGTGTGATCACGGCGTGCCCTTCACTATCAATGTACCTGCTACCGTCGTCATTGATCTGCCAGGCACGACCCTGCAGCTGGAAGGTGTCCTTCAACCCCTCGATCAGGGTCGGGATCACCTCAACCAGCACCTTGGTCCCATCTTCAAGGGAGAAGGCTATCTGATACGGGCTCAAGGTGGTGAGGTCAAGCTGGATCATGCTGCCTCTCAAAGGAAGAAGGTCGTGCTGATGAACCTAGCCCTCAGCACGACCCGTTGTACACCTGATCAGGAAGGACCAGCCTTGCCTACGACACCGGCCTTACCCGCAGGCGCCGGTGCAGTAACAGATGAAGCAGAAAGACTGATGCTGATCACGGTGTCATCTGGGATGATGTTCTTCTCATCGGTCACGATGATCCCAGCCTGAAACTGGATCTGCTCATTCCCCGCCAATATTGGCCGGAGGTAGTGCACGACGCGTCCGGCTGATTCCTTGTTGTGACCCGTCACTGTTACCTGGTGTGATGCTGTCCATGTCATGGCTTGTTCCCCGTTGAAAGACGCTTCTTGGTGAGTACCACCCCTCCCCCTGCAGGTCCTGGATCTGCTGAAAAGCTCGGTCGTACATCTTGCCGACTCGCTCATACCCGTAGAGTCTGCGAGCGCGATCGGCGATGTAGGCTCGATCAAGATCCGGCGCGCGGTCCAGCGCTGCTAGAAAATCTCCGAGCGTGTGAGCACGGAATCCCGTCACCTCGTCCTCAATCGTCTCCGTGAATGCGCCGTAAGACGTGCTGATAACTGGAGTCCCGCACATCTGAGCTTCGACGGCCACACCAGCGAAGGGCTCGGTGAACACGGTGGGCATTAAGACCGCGCGCGCATTGCCCAAATAGGCGCTCCGCGCTTTGCCCGTGATCGGCGCGCGATACTCGATGTTCGGCTGCGTGAGATACGGAGCGGGATCGCCCTGCCCGCAGATGATGAACCGCAAGTCGGGCCTGCGCTTGGCGATCTCCACTACGGTCGGCAATCCTTTCACGTCACAGATCCGACCGAGGAATACGACGGTGTTCATGTCGGGGGCGAGTTGCAGATCCCAATCGTCCACATTGAAATAGTTAGGGATCGCCCACTCGTAGTTTCTACCGTACCGATCCTCGCGCCCCTGGTGGAAGTGCATCCACGCATAGCTCTCGAAAATCTTGAATTGGGCCGGAGCGTACAACGTCGCGTAGCCGATCCCGCTCTCGACCATTTTGAACGGAAGGTCTGAAAGGGCATCGCCGTGCGCGTGGCCGAACGGGAGCAAGACTAAATCGGCTTGCGTTACTCGCTCGATCAGGGCGAGCCTGAGTCTCCGGTTGAACTCCTTATATAGCGGCGTGCCGACATTCGCATCGTCGCCGTAGTACCTCGTCGGGTCCGATCCGTCGTGGCCGCGCAGCGCGTTCTGCTCGGCTCCGGTCATTATGTCCACCAACTCTAATGAGCCGGGGTTGCCATCACTGCATGTTCTCTTCCAGTGAAAGCCGAAGTCGGCACCTCCAACGCCGTAGTGGATGATGTCATATCCCAGCGGCAGCATCATCGCCGGGAATTTGAGAACCTTCGCGGTGTATGCGCAGTGGCTAAAACAGCCGCACGTTACGGTGTGAGGAATTGCCAATAAGTGCAGGCGCATCAGAGTTGCTTGCCGCCCGTGCCAGTGCCCGTTGATCCGCTCGATCCGCCGCCGCCGCTCACGCTGCCACTACCGCGCGATGGATTGCCAAACGCCAGCACTCCGGCTGCGATGATGACGCAGGCGCCCGCCGCGACCAACGCGATTCTCCAATTCATCAGAGCAGCAGCGATCAGAACAACAGTCGCCACAACAATCGCGTATTCCCATTTCCCCTTCATGTTCGTTTCTCCGTGAGGGTTAGAACGCTGGGCCGTCAGTCACCCGCTTCCATACATCGCCGCCTTCCCACGTCGGCGCCGCGTTTTGATTGGCCTGCTTCGCGTGGAAGGTGCTGCCTTGATACTGGACTGAGTCGCCAACGACGTAATTCACGTCAGCCGACCATGTGCCTTTTTCGGTAATCATTGTGACTTCTCCTTAAAGAGTTTTAGAACGCCGTACAATTTCCGAGCTTCCCCCAATGTCCATCGGTCGCATCCCAGGTCGGGGTGGTGCTGGAACTGGAGATATGTGATTTGTAACAAACGAAAGTGCAGCTCAAATAGGTAACAGTCGCACCAACGGCGTAGGTGCCGAATGTGGAGGACCATGCTCCTTGATTGGTTAACCCGCCTGTAGCAACGCCAGTCGCTCCCGTCACGCCGGTCACTCCTGTAGTACCTACTACGCCGGTCGGGCCTGTGGCTCCTACGCCAGTCGGTCCCGTAACTCCGGTAGGCCCGAGCCCCCCGTCAGCACCCTTGTCTGCGACGACACCCCAATAGGTCGCATTCGGCGGCACTTGGTTCGTGTGTCCAAGGATGCAGATGTAGGTAACGCCCCCGGATGACACCAAGTCATCAACGACATACGCCGTACTGCTCGACCACGCTCCGAGCCACCTCGCGCCCTTGGCTCCTGTCGGTCCTGTAGCTCCAGTAGTTCCGACGCCCGTGGGGCCTGTTGCTCCCGTGGTTCCAACGCCAGTCGGTCCCGTCACTCCGGTTGTGCCGACTCCAGTGGGGCCGGTAGTTCCTTTCTCCGCGGTGAGACTCCAATAGGTTGCGTTGGAAGTCACCTGGCCCGTGTTGGCAAGAATGCAGATGTAGGCCGAGCCTCCATCGTGGACGGCGTCGTTTACTGCATAGGCCGTCGCACCGCTCCACGTCCCGCGCCATGTGATTCCGAGACCCGTCACCCCGGTCGCTCCCGTCGTGCCAACCCCGGTTGGACCGGTAGGGCCGGTGGTCCCAACGCCAGTGGCTCCCGTCGGACCGGTTGTGCCAACCCCGGTTGGACCAGTGGGGCCCGTCGTGACACGCCTGATCGTCCCAAAGACAGCAAGTGACTCAAGGCCTGTCTTGCTTGCGCCATTGTAAGCAAAGACACCGACATGTACCTCATCACCCTCGTTGTATGGCCCAGCGAAGACGATCGATCCTACCCTAGCGTTGATCGAGCTACCTGCCCTGATCTGCGTCGCAGTAGGGTCAGATCCAACGACAGCCGCAGCTGCAATTGAGGCAGTGTCACTATCACCAGTCAAGAACACGGTCAAGGCACCAGCTGCTGAGAAGCTCAAGGCCTGGATGATCGGTGCAAGCGGCGTAGATCCAGCTACATACGTCACCACATCCTCAGCAAGCACACGTACTATCCCGTTATCATCTGTGCCTGAGACACGATACCAGATCCGACTTACCTGCTTTTCCACCAAGGCGACTGAGGTAGCGTAAGGAACAACAGCATCAGTTATCCAACCGGTTATCGCGCCATTACCTGGTTGTGTCTTGAACTCAACCAAGGTAAGCCGGCCATGAGGATCAGTGATCGTCAAGGTCAAGGTACCAGTGCTTGTCGTCTCTGATGTCAGTGGCTCGACGATCATGTCTACTGGCTTAAGCGCTACATTCCTGGCCAAGCTTATGCCTGAGGCTGTACCTGCTACGCCAGAAACAACACCAGCCGCAAACCCAGGGTACGGCGTGAGCATAACAGCCACAGCTTGCCCATAGGTCGTGATGACCGGAAGCTGTACTGACAGCAGGCTAGCATCAGCATCAATGGTGTTCGTGAAGGCAGGTGCATCAGTCGCTGCGTCGTAGACCACATAGCTGACACGCACGCCCAAGGTCAAGGCGGAAGCCTGCCAGCTAACGCGTGGGTGCCCATCAGCATCAAACGTGATCTGCTGCGCCAAGATCAAAGGCACAACCGTGATAGCAATGTTGACCGAGGTCGCAAACGCTGACCGACGCTTTCCTGGCTCTTGGCCTACCGCCCGGATCCAGATGGACGTGCCAGGCGGGAAGGGCCCTATCGTGATATGGTCAGTGGCTAAGGCTGTGCGACCAGCGCTGATCCAGTCACCAGAGTCTGCAGCAGGCTCCAAGGTATCTATCGCAAAGTCGACCTGAGCAAAGACTCCAGCCGGGATTGAGGTGAAGGCGATGTCAACTACACCATCTACCTGTGTGATGGCTCCCAGGACAGGAAGGCCTGATGGTGTGGCATTCGGACCAGCGTCAGATAAGGTAAGCTTCCGGAAGACGCTGTCATCATCATTGACAGAGACTACCTGCATCAGGCGGTTGAGACCACGCTTCTGGCTTATGTAGTCAGGAAGCCAACTGACTCCGCAGATGGCCCAGTCACCCATCCTGGCGGCAGCCACCCCCGCTCCAGTCCGCCTGGCGCTCACGATAAGTCGCTGGCCTGCGAACGTGAAGCGGTCCAAGACCTCCTTTGTGCGGTCCTTAGCGAGCTTAGACCCGATATCAGGCCACATCCTGGTATCAAGACCATCTGGCGTCAGGATCCCGAACAGCTTAATGGTGACTGGGTCATATTTCAGGACCTTGGCACCAAGCAGAGCTTGGCTGTTTACAGCCACCTCGACATAGGTGATTGGTACGGTTCCAAGGCGCTGCGCTGGTGGCTCTACTTTATTGGAGTTGTTTAGTGCGTCAAGCCCGCTGAATGAGGTTGGATACTTGCTATCAACGACGAAGATCGCCTCATAGTTGAAGTTTATCTCATTGATCAGCTCGTCCTTGTTCAGCTCCCACTTGGCGTCCTCCTTGACTATCGAGTCTGTCAGCGATAGCAAAGGCGTAGTATCGTTAGGCAGGTTGTACTGAATCGGTGTCACTAGCCCTGTCTCGGGAGGCACAGAGGGCGCCCAACCTTGCACCTTGTAGGTGTTCTCCTGGACCCATTGTAGACCGTTGTCCTCTGGCGCCTTGATCAGGGCAGAACCTTGAAAGGACTTGGCGATAAAGTCTGCCATGGCCGCGGCATCATAACGTATGCCAGGCGGATAATTTGACCAGACACCATCATAGATGTCCTTGGTCAGCTGGCCAAGGTTACCTTCCCAATAGATCGGCGCCTCATTCGTAGGTTGACCGTTTGCCAGCACCATGAACTCAACCTGTTGTGTATGTGCCGGGATATTAGGCCCAGTCAGGTTCACATACAGGTTGACCTTGTCATGCAGGCTCTTGGAAACAAAGCTGGCGCTCTCTGCTGAGTCAAAGGTACCAACACCCTGTGGAAAGACGTTCTGCATGGCGTAGGCGGTGCCAGGCACAGCAGGCATGTTGACCAGCTCAGTCCAGGCACCACCACCAGGGTAGGCTCTCCACCAGACAACCACGTTCCTGAAGGCAACCGAGGTATCACCACCAGTGATGCCACTGCCCTGGGTCAAGGCCCCATAGTTCTGTAGTGCTTGGTACCTGCTACCACCGATCATCAGGTCGAACTGATTCGCGGTGGTCTTGATCCTACCTGCTAAGGTCGGGACATTCGGGTCTCTCCAGAAGACACCAGTCAGCGGTGTAACTGGCGGGATGAGCTTACCAGCAGAACCTGCACGCCCAGGTAGGCCTGCCTGACGCCCCCAGCCAGCTACCGGGCCGTTGGGCAGGAGTGACGTGCCTCGGTTGTGCTTGGTGAAGATGCGGTTAACCCGCTCACGCTCTCTGACATCACGGCAAGGGATCTGATACTGCACCAAGGTCTCGTCAAGCCTGCAGTCATCAGCGATGCCATCGAACTGTGTGGTGTAGGCACCACCTCCGCCGATCTGCTGCCTCTCCCAAACAACGCGGTGACCCATGATATTGCCGCGTCCACCTACGTCGGCAAGCAAGGCCGTGAAGAACCCTGTCGTCTGATCGTTTGTAATTGTGCGTTTGTCCAGGAGCTTGAAGCTGAACTGACCTATGCCTGCTGAACCGTTTGGAAAGTCAATCTTGCTCTCACCGTAGACAAGGCTGTCAGCCAAAAGATACGGCTTTGCGTGGGCAGGGTCTGTTGAGACCTGCACCATCACGGTTATATCGTCATCAAGATAGATCGTGACCCTGCTAAACAGTGACATCAGAGGATCGTTGTGGTGAAGCGTGCTCCAGCAATAGTCCGGATGGTAATGTCAAGGGTATAAGCACCAAGGTACGTTTGATCACGCTGAATGTCAACGTCATCGGTCATGTGTGGTTTTTCCAGGTAGACCACATAGTCGGTTGCTGCGTCGGTCTTGTTCAACCTGAACGTGAAGCTGGCCGCGTTGTCAGTGACGTACTCAATCCAGTCCTGCACATTGCCCAGCTGCGCCTCATAGAACCTAAGGGTGGTCATCAGCAGGTGCTCACGCCGGATCAGCACGGCTTCAGGTACGCCAGTACTCGCCTTGCCGAACCCGCCAATCGTCACATCCTTTGGGTTCCACATCTTCATCGGCAGCGTAAAGTCAAAGGTCGTTGGGCCAGTCCCCCAGACGATGCGCGGTACTAAGGCTGTTACGGCCATGGTCTACCCCTTGAAGGCGATCTGCGCACCGTGCGCTGTTTCTTGCCACTTCTCGATCGTAGCACCAGCAAGTTCCTGATGCTTCGGGTTATTCGGGTCCATCCCGTCAATCTTTAGGTAGATGATAGGTCCCTGCTTGTTGGCCTCATCCGCGGTGGTACCACTATTACCACCACTGCCAGAAGCTCCAGAGACGCCTTGACCACCGATGTTGCCTGCTGCTCCTGCCAAGGCCGACCACTTAGCCGCAGCAAGCAGCTGGTGACCTACACCCTTAGCATGCATCGCGGCAGCATGCCAGTTATGGTTAGCTAAGGCCTTGATCGCCTCGGCACCTTCCGACACCGCCTCAGCGATGTGCTTCTTGGCCTCCAAGGTGGCGATGGCCTTGATCTCTGAGGCAAACGCCTTGCCCATGCCCTGGAACGCTGTAGTAGCAGCCTTCTTGATGTCATGCAGATCTCCTAGCATCAGCTCAGCTGCCCTGGTCCAGCTGTCAGAGATCTTTGTCGAGACGTTGTCAATGAACGACTGACCTACCTCCTCCCAAAGCTGCTTAAACTCATCTACCATGCTTCCGGTGATGACCTTCAGGTGATTTAGGCCCTGTGTAGCTGTGTCAAGAAGAACCTGCAGATGCTTACGCTCCTCATCAGTCAAGGCGATGTGACCGTCCAGCTGACTGTTGATGTCGTCAATCACCTTCTGATACATCTCAGCGGCAGACTTCCTGGTGCCCCAGCTCTTGGCCAAGACCCGAGCATCACCAATCTCCTTACGGATATCAGCAACAGAGGTATGCTGGATAGCGGACAAAGCATCCCTGATGTTCTTCTGCTCGACAAGCAAGTCATTGATGTCCATGTTCAGGGTCTTAGCCCTGAAGATCTCAGAGGTGATCTGCTTGTCAATAGCCAGTAATCCCTTCTCAGCTGCACCTCGCTTAGCAGGGTCGCCAAGATCTACCTCGAACTGGGTGGTCTTGGCCTGACGACCCTCAGCTGTGGTGTGCATTGCCTGCTCAACCATCCGCTGTCGCTGGGCAACCTTGAGCCTGTCCTCAACAGTAACCGCAGCAGCCATCTGCAGGTTAAGCTCCTTCATGATGCCAGCTAGATCGTCTGCCGCCTTGGCCTCATCGACATGCAACAGGATCTGGTCATGAAGCCTATCGATCCTATCCTTGAACTCTTTGTCCTGCAAGGCTGAACGCTCATCTCGCTGGTGTTCAACCTGGTCAATCATGTTCTGCAAGACAAAGTACCGCTCAGAATACTTTACTGTCTTGGCTTGCTCAGCTGTCAGGTTCTTCTGGATCCTGACCAGTCCCTGCATCGCTGCCGCCTGGTCTGCCGGACTCTCAGCCTGCCTTGATACCCTACCAAGTCTCTCGATCTCTTGCATGGTCGCTGCATCTTTTCGACGCTGTGCAGCGTTATCGTTCATCTTCTTCTCGTACTCTAGTTGGATCCTCTTGATGGTGGCGATGTTCGACTCAGCATCCTTGATGGCTCCAAGGCTTCTGCCACGAAGCTCGTCATTTGCTGATAGATCAGTGACGATCTGCTCCTGCTCCTGCAGCTTCTTGTTCAGCTCAGCAACAGCAGCTGTGGCAGCGTCCTCACGCCCATGCAAGGCGATGTTACCAAGCTGGCTAACATCAGTATGCCACCTCTGTTGTACCCTAGCATTGATCTTACCGGCAGTACCTATCGCAAAGTCTGGTGCCTGTGCCCCTGCTGGCTTATCCTCTGGCACAAACAGATCAGTCAAGGCCTGACCAGTCTTTTTGTTAAGGCTCTTGATGTGGGTATTAGCCTCAGTAGCAGCACCCTTTGCCTCCTTGATCATCTTCTCAAGACCATCGTGGTGGGTCTTAAAGACGAAGTCCCAAGCCTTCACCGTTAAATTTGCTGCAGTCATCAAGGCAATGGCAATGCCTGACCCAGCTATGACTGCTGCGTCCTTCATCAGCACAAAACCTGCGGCAGTAAGCCCGATGGCCGCCTCAACCAACTTAAAGGATGTCACGAACCCGCGCAGGATGTAGAAGACAGCAGCACCAACGATCTTGAAGACACCCATCCAGGCGTCAAAGGCATCTTGATTCGCTTTTACCCAGACAGTAATCGACTGCAGAATGTCCACCAGCTTTGTGGCCATGTTTCCACTACCTGCCTGCAGCGCGTTACCAATAGCAATCTTCATGTCATTGTAGGCGCTTGAGACGATCTGCACCTTTCCAGCTAATGTCCCTGCACGCGCCTGAAGCTCACCACGCATACGCTCAGAGAGCTGCTCGATCGCGTCCCTGTTCTTGTCAAGGTAGATACCTTGCCTGCTGAGCAGCAACGTATCACCTTCAATGGCACGGCCTACAGCCTTAGCTGCCTGCTCCATGCCCATATGCCTGGCGATCGTAAGATCTATGACAACAGATGTTGCAGCTAACGATTTCTTATAGTCACCTGTCAGCTGGACCAGGGTAGACAGCACCTCAACACTTTCTTGACTCTTTACACCAAGCTTAGCCTGACTGGCCACCATCTTTTCTACATCGCCCTGAACCGAGCTAAGAGGAATACCAAAATCAGCTAAGGTGCTGGAAAGTCTAGCCCAGGCGGCTTGGCTTTCTCCGGCAGTCTCAACAGCGGACTTAGCGAAGGCGATCAACCTGTAGGCGCTGAACGCGATGCCTAGCTGTCCAGCGAAGCTCTTGAGGATGCCCAGCCAGGAACCAGACATCTGTGAGAACATGTTCCTGAGGCTGGCGGTGGCAGGAGCTATCCCAGAGCCAAGGTTCTTGATATTGGTAACAAGCGTCTGGTATGCGTAGCTTGTCTTGTAGACGTTAACACCAAGGGCAGCGAGCACACGACCAGAGGCGGTGAGGGTCGTGTTGTTCATCTGCTGGACCATCTGCAAGCGCTTAAGCTCGGCTGTTGCCCCGGCTACGTCCTTCTTGTACTCCTTGAGGACGGCCTTGGTCTTGCTCGGATCCAGTGGCTGAATGTCCGGGATCTTGACCAGCTTGAAGGCATCCGCGATCTGCTGGGCGATGTTCTGGGCAGACGCCTTGGCCTCGGCCGCTACGGTAGCGAGGCTGGCCTTGTCAAGGAAGACACGGATGGCCTGCTTGATCCCTCCTGCACCGTCAGGCTCGGCCACCTTAACCTCCCTTCAAAACTAGATAGGCAATAGCAAGACGCATAAGGTTCTGATCGTCGCCAAATAAACCAAGAGCCTTATTGCATCTGTCGCAAAGAAGACCTCGGAGCTTATTTGTTGTGTGGTTATGATCCACGCACAGGCGCTTTTTCCTCCCACTACCAGGACCATTGCCACAAATAGCACAACCGCCGTTTTGGTCAAGCAACATCGCCTGATACGTTTCAACATCAATTCCGTGTTGCTTCAGGGCTGATGTTAGAACCTGGTATTTACACTCGGGAGTCTTAGAATAGCACTGTTGACATAGACCAAAAACTTTGGTCGGTGACTTGCCGCATTCTCGACAGTTAAGGATTTTTGTTTTTGGCCATGACATAGGTCACTTGTACCCGGCTAAGGCTTCTTGTTCATCTACCCAAGGCTTACGGTCTTCGACCTTTGCTTGAGCTATAGCAGACGCTCGATACATATCGAGGGAGTGTTGTGCACGTGCCTTTGTCAGGCGTCTTATGCCCACGATGAAGTGACGCCAGCTCAGTGGATACCCTGTGCTTGCCGTCCAAGCCGGGTAGGCCAGGACGAACTGAGCTAGGGCATCAACTGCATCGTGGATGGTCGGCTTCTTCTCATCGCTGAGCTCGCTTCGAGCCGGAGTTCCGACCTCATCCGGCACGAACAGAAAAAATAGATCAGGGTGGCGATGTCTACTGGGGATGCGGTTAGGAAGGGGTTTGATACCCATCTCCACAGCAGTCGCTGAACGCCAAACGTGGGCCGTAAGAGCTTCGGGAACAGTTTAACTGCCCGGTCATACAGCTCACCCATCTGTCTATTCTGCTCAAGGCTTGAGTCGCCAACGGCAACCTCATCAAGCTTGAGCCTGATCTCCTCCAGCTCAACAGCATACTTGTACTGTACGGGTGGAACCTCATAGCGATGACGACCGTACGCCAGGTACGCCGAGCCTGCCATATCACTGGCAAGCCCGACGTTACCAACTTCCTGGTGCACATTGACCGCCATCCCGCGCAGGGTATCCTGCGTTGCCTGAATCAGTTCCTGGGATGCTGGTGCAATGCCCATCGTGGCCTCCGCCTAGATCTTGACCGCGATTGGGGTTGTGGGGATCGCCGTTGGGTCTCCGATAGTGAAGACCTTGTGACCTTCCGGCTTGGTGCCATCAAACATGGCGGTGAACGTCACCTCGATGATGATCTTGCCTCCGTTCGAGTACTGGAACGGGAGTGAGGCGTACGTCGGTGTTGCACGCCAGAACCAGATGGCGTTGATCGGGGCTGCCGGAGCACCTGAAGCTGCGCCGACCCCGTTACCTGCTGTTCTTACCCAACCGGTGGTAAGACCGGTCGCGTTGCTGAGGTTGCCACCGACCAGGTTCCGCGGAACAATGAGGACGGCAGTTTCCTGCGCCTTCTGCGGGATCGAGAAGCCACCACCCGTTGTACCGGTTGGTGAGATCTTCGGGATGACCGTCATGTCCTGGATGATCAGCGGGATCTTAACGGTCACGTTACCCAGCGTGGTGACCATCTGGTGAGCCACGTCACCCGTAAGCTCCGGGGCCGTGAGAGGGTTGGAGTTGTAGCCTGGCGAAACCTCGATGGTGCCCTCGACACCACCCAGGCTGAGCATGCCGTTGATCGCCGTAATGGGATCGCCGATATACACCTCGGCAACACCGATTGACGCGATGGCCGCCGCCAGCGAGAAGGGAGTTAGACCGGTCATCGGTTAGTTCTCCTTCTTGGAAGTCGACTTGGCATGAGCTGCCGAGGTCGTGGTTACCGAAGGGTTCAGACCGGGTCCCTTGGGGACTGCTCGAACCGGAGTCTTGGCCATGACCTCGTGACCATCGTAGACCTCGATGATCCCGTTGTCGACGTAAGCCTGCAGGTTCGCTTCACCAACAATCTCCAGGATGGTATCCTGATTATCACGGGTGAAGTAGTGCTGCTTCTCATCGGCGTCAATGAAACCGAACGACCTGAGAAGTGTCACCTCTTTTGTTGCCATGGTGATGATCTCCTGGAGCTGGTGGAGGTTTGTTGACCACTGAAAGCTAGCTTGTATATCGACTCGTTGTACACCTACTAGACCTTGGTCACCTCAGTCCTAAACTGGGCACTCGTGAAGTATAGGCCTCGATCCTCGTCCCACAGTGGAAGTGGTTGCCTGTTCGCCTGCAGGTAGATAGGCAGCACAACATTGATCCTTGTGAAACCGACAGGGACCCAACCGACCAATTGGTTCTCCGCCTCGTCCTGGGCCGCATCAAGCGGGATCGTATGATCGTACCCTACCTGAGTAAAATTTGACAGCTCTACCCTTACCATGAAAGCCAGGTTCCGTGTCGGTCCCATTGAACTGTCAGCGTCTGCCCACAGGGTTGCTGTAGGCACGATCACAAGTCGACCCCACTCACCACCCTCAACACCTTCTGGCTGTGAGTAGTCATCAGATTCTAGATAGACCCTGGCTGGACCGCCTAAGATCGACTGCATCAAGGCAGTGTTAAGCTGAGCCTTGACAGCTTGCCAAAACTCTGTGTACCGTAACTTCATAGTGCACCCGCCGTGACAGAGTCAACGATACCTGTGCCCTTAGCATTGGTCTCAACACCTTGGAACCCTTGCGCGATCTTGGTCCCTGGGGCATACATCCTGAGGTACTTCACCAAGGCCCTTGTCACAGGACCACCCTTATCAAAGACACCAGTGACCACGAACAACCCTTGCATCGCCTCAACGAAGGCTGCCGCATGATCTCTGTTACCGATCACCAGACGCCAACCGCCATTCTCACCCTTCTCCACCCTGCCGTAGTACGCGTCGCGCATGTCCCCTTCCACATCTGACCAACCACCAGGGTGAGCAGGCCTATCAGGCGAGATGGAGCCTACGTTCTTTTTGGTAACCTTGACCCTGACCGAGTCCTTGAGCATGAACTTACGCCTATATCTCGGCGGGTTACGTTTGCTGGTGTAGCTCTTCAGGTAGGTTACTGCATCAAGCATCACCAGGTTCAAGATCTCCACGATCCAGCCGTCCATGGTCTGCTCGATGCTGCTCATGAAGTCCTGCATGTCAGGATCTGCCAGCTGTGTCTTGAAGAGGCTGAGCCAGGTACGAGGCATCAGAGTCGACGAAGAGCCAGCACCCCGTCAAGACGTCGCCTGGATAGGACCTGGGCGTCACTGGTTGTCTGATCTTCCCAGGTGATCGTCACCAGGTCCCCATCTTCCACGAGGGTTACTGCACGCTCCTTTGCCAGAAAGCAGGTGGCGTCCGACTCGAGCACTGGTTGCCCTGCTGGGTCTCGCTTCAGGACCTCGCCGATATCTTGGACGTCACAGCGGCCAGTCCAGACTGTAGTGTTGTCATCAGTGAGATCACTGTCAGCCGTATGACCAGTGTCAGGGTCCTGAACGATAGGGGTTGGGTCAGCATTGCCTGCAGGCCTGTAGACAGTGATTTGATGTGGATAGTTCATGCCTATCGACCAGAGATGATCGTAGCTGGCCTGATCGCCGAGATGATCTTTTTGGCAGCTGAGTGGACAGGAGGCATGCGGCCACGTCCACGGTAGTGTCTGATCCTAAGACCGCGCCTATCCAGGATCGATAAAAACGCCTCAATACCAGCAGCTACCTGGTAGCTTACCTGAAGGGCCACAGCATCTGTGGCACGGTCGTACTTATCTTGATCAGTTATCGGGTCAAAGGCCGTGAACGCCAACAGACCTAGCAGCGTCTCTGCCATCCTGGCTTGTGCGCCAAGCTCAAGGGACCCGAGTTGTGCTGCTTCCTCTGAGAGCAGGGGGTGATCGGCTACGTCATACAGCATCTTGGCTCCTCAGAGAAAGGGGATGCCCCGGCGCGGACCTGCCCTGCTAGGGCAGACGTTTCCGGGGTCTTGGTGTTGCTACCTCTTTGCCTTTCCCTTTGCCTTGGCCTTGGTGGCCTTGGCCGGAGCCTCGACCTGCTCAGACTCCTGCTGCACCTGTGACTCCTCCAGCTCCTCGTTCGCTTCCTTGGTGGCCTTGGCAAGCTTCGCCTTGTCCGCCTCGGGTTCCTTCTTGCCACCAGCCATCTTCTCGGCGACCACGTTGTCGTCAGCCGTTCGCTGGACATCCTCCATGGTTGGTGCTGGAGGACCTGACGGCTGAAGTGGCCGCTTGTCCTGAAGCAGATGACCGTTCTTTTCCTTGGTGGCGCGCCGATCTGCGTCCGACTCGATGTAGTCTTCCTCGGCCACATCAGCGAAACCTGCGATGGACCCCATGGTCTCGAGCCGTTTCAGCTCGTCCTTGACGTTGAACTTACCGTCCTTATCCTGGGCGTCCTCATGAGCCTGCAACGCTGCCTCCATCTCATCTTCCTGACCGGGGACAAACATCTCCCCGTTCACGCTGATGGCCCGGATGAGCGCGCGTTCCGTCTTTGTTGCAGTCATTCGCTTGTTCCTCAAGCTATGTCAAATCAGCTGGTAGGACGGATGTGCCCTACCAGCCTATTGACCATCCGGTTAGATGCCGGCGTTGATGACCCAGATGTTGCGTTCCAGAGGTACTGGCATCGCGTTCACCTGGCACTCCACCGTCAGCTCACGGCCGTTTCCGGCGGTCTCCGTGTACGCGATCATGCCGTTCACGTCGATCTCCGCTTCCGGGCTGGTGCGGCTGATGTCGAACGCGCGTGCCACAGGGGCATACGCCTGGAACCCTACAGTTTCACCTGCAGGAACAACTGCCACTGTCAGAGCTGGCCACAGCTTCGTGACCGTGGTGGCAAGACCACCGGTTGCGAACACGTCCACGTGCCGCTCGTTCAGGTAGAAGCGGAACTCGGCACCGATCTCGTCCGAAAGCCTCTTCTCCACGTCCGCAAGGACAGGTGGGATGTTCGTGTTGACAGGGAAGGCCATGTTCGGCGCCGATGTTCTGATCGCCTCACGGGTGGAAAGCCGCAGCATGACACCCTGGATCGTCATGCCTCGGTCAATACCGGCGAGCAGCCACGTGAGCAGGCTGTTGTACGCCGTGCCACCAACACCACCGGTCCACGCTGGACCTGCGGTTGTGTACCTGGTAACATCGAACCCGTAGGACGCGGTGTACAGCGTACCTGTGACAGGGTTGCGTACCGACACCTGGCCCAAGGACCAAGCGTTAAACGTGTCCAGCTCGATACGCCGAAGGTTGGCTCGCGCCAGGCCTTCAGTACGATCGGGGATCTGGACACCGAGGAGCTTCTGGAACAACGCCTCATTGGCGTAGGCCGTCTCCTCAAGGTTCTGGATCTCACGCTCGGCGAGCTTGAAGTACGCCTCAATCGGCACCATCTCAAGTTCCCCAGTACCTGGGAACTCCTGCGGGATGAACCGACCTCTCGCGTTCCACTCACGCCGGTCAGAGACAAAACGTGTTGCAATCAACGGCGTGATCGTCTCGACCACCACACTGTCGACGTCCTGTCGGGGAAAGAACACATCCCACAGGAGCTGGTCCTGATCGTTTGGGCTGATTGCCTGTACAAGCACGGTGAGCGCAGCGTTGGACAGACGCTGTTCCGCTCCAACCCAGGAGAAGAAGGCCATTGTCTTGTTCTCCTTTAAGCCAGAAGTTTGATGAGGCAGCCGGCAAGACCAAAGCCAGCAATCTCATTGGCAGTCAGGACACGACCAAGGTTGTCTTCCATGATCTTCCTGTTAACCTGCCCGATTGTTACGACGGCAAGCTGCTGCACGCCGGCCGCGGCAAGCGCGGCTGCGAATGTGATCCCGCTGTAAGGCAGGATGTGAAGCACGTCAAGTGACTCTGGCGTAACGCCAAAGACAACCCCTGCGGCGGGAATCAGGACCCCGGCTGCAGTGAAGGCGACACCTGGCTTCAAATACCCGAAGCTGTCCACCTCAGCTGCTGTGAGCAGCGTGATGTCCACGCTGATCTGGGCCGTATGATTTGTCGGACCGACGAAAGGCCGGCCGTAGATCGTCCCTGATGACGTGACGGTTTTGTTAAAACGAACCGGCATGTGAGTTCTCCAGTGAGTTGCTGTTTACCTACGACCTGACCTGAGCTTCTCGTACCCAGATGGGCCTTTCTTACTTTCAACCGCAGCCTTTTCCTTGGCCTGCGTCTTCGTCCTGATGTCGGTGAACACCTTCTTGTCCGTCGACACCTCACCATCCCCGCCACCAGACCCCTTTGTGTTGGAGCCACGCCTCACACCGCTGATCTTCCACGTCTTCTCAACGGTTGGTGCAACGTCGTCTGCGAGCAGGTGAAGCAGCGTCTTCTTGCCATCAGAAGGTGGCACCAGCGGAATGTCCGTGGTTCCGGCCTTCAACACCGTCAACTTGCCGTCATCATCAACGACAACGCGTCCGGCGACCTCCGGCTTCTTGATCAGGATCGTCTCCGCATACTCGCGGTTGATCTGATACTCACCGGCTGGATCTGAGAGGATGTCAACAAGCCTGTTTAGGTTGTTGTCCTTCCTCGTGTCCTTGAGCTGATTCTTGAGAGCAACCGTCTTGGTGTCGAAGTCCGTCCGAGCAGCAGTCAGGTCATCCTCGTACTTCTTCCGCAGCTTGGCGGCATCAGGTGCCTGACCATTTAGATCGGCCAGGTCCTTCTCTACCTTGGTGACCTTCGCCAGAGCAGTATCACGTTCACCCTCGGCTTTCGTGATCTTGGTCTGTGCGGCTGTGTTCGCCGCTGCTCGTCCACCATCGTTGATGTCCTGAAAGATCGGATGGATGTCATCCTTCACGATCTTCAGCACAGCATCCTTGTCAGCTGGTTCATACTTCTTCGCCAGCTCACCAAACTGCTTCAGCTCTTCCGGTGTCATGTGCACTCCGTTTGGGTGGAGAACCCAGTGGTACGGCTGTTGGGGCCAACCGATTGCCCAGTATTGTACGTGCGCGTATTGTAGTACGACCCGAGCCCTCTGTAAACTAGTCAGGTCTGGTCGTCAACAACATCCGGCGTGGGATCGACCCAGGCCCAGTTCGAGTTCTCATCGAAACTGATCATCCGCAGCTCACGTGTGGTGTGATCCCACACGGTCCAGATGCCCTCATCAGGATCTACTGCCAAGACTGTCACGTCAGTGATCCCACCTTCCCAGGCCTCTGCCTCATCGTCCTGCATACCACCTGCAGTGAGTGAGACCCGCTGACGAACGATAGGGCGACTGTCAGGCATCTACCTAAGACCACCAGTGTTCCTACCTGCCTGCTTCTTGTCCTGCTTCTTTCCTGCCTCACGCGCCTTCTGCTTGTCGGCAGTGCTTCCTTTCTGAGGTGGCGCCATCTTGCTGCCTGCAGCACCTCCTGCCACCTTGCCCTGTGCCTGGTTCTTAGCAGCCAGCTGCTTGGTCTTGGCAGCCCCCTGGAACTCGGTCAGCACCTTCTGCTCTACAGCAGGATCAGCACCGATAAGCCCCTTGTCCTTGGCAACCTGCGTCATCGCCGTGCTGTCAACAGTCGGGCTAGCAACACCAGACAGACGGCTCACCTCGAAATACTGCTTGATCCGGTCAACAAGCTCGACAAGGTCGAACTTCTTAGGCCAGGTAACTGATCCGGTTGATTTGCCTAACCCAAACCTAAGATGTAAAAAGTCAATGGCAATCTGCTGAGCCATCTCAAGGTTGGCAGCTACCTTCGTGATCTTTGGTGCCTGGCTCGTGGCGTGTGATGCCTGCTGACCTGCCCCTGACTGACCAGGTCCAGACTTTGCACTAGGCGCGGCTGATGGTCCTGCTGCCTCAGAGATGCCCAGCTGTACGGCAGCTGCCCAGATGGCCCGCTCTCTGGCATCGAACAAGCTGCTGGTGACACTTGCCTGACCTGACATAGCGAGGTGCGGGGTGATCTCGGTATCCTCATTAGGTGGGACGCCAATCCAGCGATCACCGCGCTTGATCTGGCCAACTGCAAGCTCCTGTCCATCTTGATCCACTCCCATAAAGAAGGTAAGCCCCTGCCCGATATCAATCGCGTTGAAGTTGGCGGCTGACCCTACGTTCATACCGGCGATGGCAGCCTGTCCCAGCTCCGTCACACCAGGCCTGCTCATCGCTGGCCGCTTGCGTGTCCCCTTGCTTCTCTCATAGAAGAGAGGGAAGAGCGGGATCTCGCCCATGGTGTCAGCGAAGTCTCCATTGTCGTAGGGCTCTTTTTCCGGGGTGAATTTGAACCAGCCACCTCCTGAGTACTCCAACCCCATACCAGCATAGCCCTCGCGAACCAGCAGCAGGTAACTGAACCCCTGCAACGTTGCCTGGTCAAAGGCAAAGGTGACGACTCGTTCAGGGTAGTACTCCCAGAAGCGTAGCACTGCAAACTCTAGGTTACCCTTGCTGTCATATGACCAGTTGGTAACATCGATCGGGGAGTACTCGCACAGGTACGGGCGCATGCCCTGCGCCTCATGCGCCTGTGTCATCGGGGCTTCATCGGGTGACTCTACATAGATCCACCTGTGCCCTGTGACAGCCGCTAGCTTCGAGGTGTCACTCCACCAAAGGTCCCAGCCTGAGCCTGTGCTGCCGGGGCCATCAGGATTGTTATAGATCATGTCGGCCCTGGACGTGGTCGTCTTGGTCTTACCGACCTTTCCTAAGCCACCAAAATCCAGGTTAGTACCAGGCTTAGGGGCAAATCGAAGCAGATGGCCTGCTATGGCTGAACAGAAGATCTCAGGGAAGTTGATGTAGATCGCCTGGTTCTTGCGCTTCTCAAGATGACCGATAATCGTAAGGTCAGTCTCCCAGTCGAACGCCTCTAGCTCGTCAAGGACGTCATCACCACCAGCGTACCTCGACTCGTTGATCACCCAGCGATCATGGTTGGCCACATAGATCGGATGGCGACTATCCAGAAAGCTCATGGCAGTCTGCGCAGCCTTCAGCGCCTTAACAGCACGCGCCTTGGTACCTTGTGGTATGGTAGCTCTAAGTGCCATAGGCCTGGTTAGTTTAGTGGTGAGGTGAATCTAGCGCACACTAGCTCTTGACGTACACTATCGACCTGAGGTCGGCCAATCTTTGAGATCGTAGCTATGTAGCCTTGACAGCTTATTGAAGCCACCTGATGAGGCATCAACTTGGTCTTTGATCTCGTTGTCTGGGAAAGCGTGCAGCTCCTGAATGTAGCTTTTGTTCCAGTCGCCCTTGATCAGATAGACGTTTCCTGCCTCCACCTGGGCAGACATCGGTAAGGCTCGGCTGATCTTGTCGCCGGTGACCCTGTCCGTCTTGATGATGAAGCCTGACAGGTTCCTGGTGCTAGCCTCAGCTGACTCCTTGCCACCAGAACCTGGCTCCTGCTCCACGAAGATCTTCACCGACCTACTCAGGATTGCCTCATCCTCATATGCGGTGGCCTTGATGAGCCGCTCCCGCTTCATGGCAGAGAGCCTTTCTCGCTTGACGTCCCTGATATAGTAGATGTTGTGCCGATCCTTCCCGATGAGCACACCTACCGTGTATGGCGTCCTGCCTGTGGCCTCCATCTCGTCAGTCCCAGCCTTGTCCCAGTACCGTGCCCAGCGGATCCCCTCAGCTGGGGCAGCATCCAAGGTCTTGTTGTTCCACCAGCTGGAGTTAAAGATCTTGCCGGCGGTTGGCTTGACCTTCCAGTTGCCACCGAGCAAACGCTCACGCTCCACGTAACTTTGGCTCAGCAGATTAGCCAGGTACTCCGGGTTCTGATCGAGCAGCTTCTTGTTGTCATAGATCGTGGCTGGAATGAAGGTGACCGACTTGACCAGCTTCGAGATGTCAACGTCAGCAGGCATCTTTGGCAGGCGGCTATACAGCTCCTTCTTGGTATCACCCCAGGTGATGACCCCATCCAGCCTGATGAAGTAGCGTAACACACCAGCCCTGGCAGGGATAGGCAGGCCATAGGTCGGGCTGTCCTCTTCCTGGTCAATCCACCAGCTGATGAACTCAGCCACCCAGCTGTCAGCGTCAGGATTGGTGGTGGCCCTGATGTACGGCTTAACCCCACACATGCTCCTGTTCCGGCTGAGCATGTAAAAGAACTGCTCCTCCGTGAAGTGGGTCAGCTCGTCAAAAGCTATATAAGGTATCTGGCTACCTTGCCAGTTGAGCCTGTCCTTCTCATGCTGCATCGACGCAAAGCGCATCGTACAACCGTTTGGAAAGACCCACTCCAGGATGGTCTCCCGTGGCTTGGCCCCAAAGTGTGGGTAAAGTGTCTGAGACTCATCCCAGAGGCCACCCTCATTTCGGATCATTGGCGCTGTGCGCCTGAAGATCACCCCAAAGAACCCCTTGACCCCGTGCTCCCACCGCTCTGATGGCAGCAGGAAGCGTAGTGGCTCTACCAGCTCAGCCCAGGTCTTTCCACCACCAGCTGCACCACCATAGATAGCGATATCTGCCGATGTGCTTAGGAACTGTTCCTGTGGCCCTGGCTGAGGCTTAATCTCAACGATCGGGTCCTGCTGCAGTGTCGCTGTCATCTAACGGGATCCCGATGATCTCAAGGTTAACACTTGCCCGGTTAAAATCAGCCAAGGCCTGTTGACGTTCAGCCTCGTCAAAGGCATCAACATACCGCTGGAATGCCCGGCGCAACTGACTAACGAGGTGAATGGTCGCCTGCTCACGTACAGGTCGATTCTTGATGGGTTCAATGCGCCTAGGCCTCTCATTCACAGGTGATCCTTATTACGTCGGTGAAAGTTGCCCTGAGGACGTGCTTCACGTCCGGCCTGGTCGGCTTTTAGCCACGCCTTGCCCGCCTCCCGCCCAGCTGCCGTCTTGGTTAACCAGTGATCGGTGCCGGCCGGTCTTACGTTGAACACGGTAGACTGTTGTCGGTGCAGACGTAACCAACGATCCTCAGCCAAGGCATAGGTCGCCTCATGGTAGCGCTGTGGCAAACGCTCCAAGACGCTAAACGTGAAGGCCTGGTAGCCGTAGAGGTCGAACGCAGTCTGCAAGGCTGAGTTCATATGCTGCCCAGACCACAGGTCCTGCTGGTGCTCGAGCCACCTGCGGGCTGCATCCGTCGTCTGACCAATGTATGACCTACCTAGGGGTGCACAAAAGATCCGGTAGATGCCCGCGACGCTCAGGAGGCCGGTGCAGTCGACCCCGAGACGCATCTTGATTGGTCCGATCAGTGCCTTAGGTAAGACAGTCATCGTCTAGGTGCTAACGGTCATGGCGTCGGCGGCTTTTGGGTGAACCCTGTGACATTTGCGGTGACTTAGACATGAATCCACTCATCCAGGGACTCCCGTGAGCCCAAAGCCATGTCTTGGGACGCAGAGCGTGTGCCTGGATGAGCAGCGGACTCGCGTAGCGTGCCTGGCGGGACGGAGATTACTCGGTTTTCGGCTCTTCGGGCGCAGGATCGCGGTTGTTCTCAGGGATGTAGGCAACAGCCCTGTTGAAGTTCTGATTCTGGGTCTCGATCGGCTTGCCGTCGGCCCCGGTGTGCTCAGTGCGGTTGACATCCTTCTGATTCAGGTACTGCTTGCCGAGCCAGATGAGCATCGTGGGGTTCCGATCCTGCGTGGCGGCCGCGAACTGTGCCGCGTGCAGGTTCTTCAGGCCCTCGGCGCGCGCCTTCTCAACCAAACCCGGGTAGGTCTGCTGGATGTGGGCACCCGAGACACCAAAGATGCACCCCAGGGTGTCGTAGCTGGCATAGCTCTTGGCCATCTCGTACAGCACGGACTCCACGAGCTCCAACCGCGGGATGCCGCCGTTGGGTTTCGGGTCTTCCTTGGTGATCCCGGCCTTCACCGCTGCGTGCCTGGTGGGGGTATCGGATCGCCTGGCGCCCTTCTTCTTGCCGTCGGTTCTGACTGGACGAGGCATATGATGACCTTAGCTGAGGACCTGTCACGGTTGCTCTGTGTGCAACGGATCATAACATACCGGGAAGGTCTTGTACACCGCCAAGCCAGGCGGCATGAAGGGGGACTGGGACTGGTGAGGTGTCATGTGTCATTGCGTAGAGCTTTAATTTGTGCAGATAACCGAATAAAACTGATGTGGGCTTGGCATCAAGAGAGAGGACCAGAGGTACATGTCGCCAGGCCTCGTGCGTCCTGGTTCTTGGTCCCAGGAACAGTGCACTTTGAGTCCTATTCCGGGTGTCAAGTGTCATGACATAATTTAATTGTGTTAATAGTTTGTATTGATCAGGTGGGCCCCCGTCTCTACGCGCGCGCGGGCGATACAATACGCGACTCATTTTGGTGAGTGTTTCCGGGTGTCATCAGAATGCACAGCAGCAATATGCTAGTTAGGAGTTATGCGTTGTTATTAGCCATTACGAAATACTTAATGGAACACTTATGAGAAATAACGTATTTCTATTTGTGAGGCTAGCGCTATTTTTGGGCACGATGCAAGGAAGTATCTCCCGGAATACCAATAATATATATTTATTTATGAAAATTAACGAGTTAATTGATTCGTTGATTCTTCATGATGCGAAAACCACCCCATCTGGGAGATCCAAATGACCACAGTCGCGCAGCAATCCACCCACACCACCGTCACGACGCAGTCGAACAAAGTCAACAACCCTCTCCCGCTCTCCATTCGCCAAACCATCCGCGGGGACATCCTCGCTGGCGTGCCTAAGAGCGAGACACAGGCGAAGATCAACAAGTTCCACCCCACCACCGCGGCGTGCTCCAAGTTCAACAAGCACTACGGTTGGTACAAGGGACAGATCAAGAAGGAAGAGAAGAACGGCACCATCGCCACGCAGGAAGTGAGCGAGTAAGAACGGCACCAACCTGAGCGTGGGCAGGCAGCCCCACGCAGCACGGCACCAAGACAAACCACCTCAGCAGGAGCAACACATGACGGCACCAACGAAGGCGCAGATGGTCCTGTTCTGCGAGACGCTGTTCGACCTCCGCACCCCCAAGAACAACACCCTCCACGAGAGACAGCGGTACCAGCGCTGGTTGCTGAGGGAGACCGCCCAGTTCTGGCCGAACGAGCCCCTCGTGGACGTGGTGCTTGAGGTTGTGGCACCTACGATGAACCAGCGCTACCCGCACTAACCACCCCACGGAGCCAGCCGCCCGGGCGAGTGTCCCGGGCGGCGACCTCCCAGGAAGGAGATTGGTACCCATGAGATGTGCTTGCGGAAGACCCAGCGTGTATTCGGTGACCACGACCCCAGACGCGAAGGCACCGATAATAAACCCTTGCCAGGAGCATGTGGCACAGATCCTCGACAACGTCAGCCGGGTGGAGCCGGTGCTCTTCATCACGAGGGTAGACTGATGATGTACCACATTCGGCTCCATGACGAGGAGGGTTACTCGTACGGCATCCAGGACCTCGGCTGGAGCCAAGACCCTGCTGAGGCCACCGCCTACGTGACCTTCGAGCTGGCAGCAGCCGCCAGGGACATCGCTGCTGCCGTCCACAAGAGCTACCGGTTGGAAGGCTCCATCAAGGTGGTTGAGGCCCACATGACCCGGTGACCCTGTGCAACACACTTGGGACCTCGGTACCGTGACCTGGTGCCGGGAACCCCTGGTACCCTCCATTGGTACCCTGGCCCGAGGCCGGTACCCTACGCAAATTTGCCGTGTGATGTGAGGATCTGGGTACCCTGAGCAGGTACATTGGTCACTGGGCCCGTGGCGGGTTGAACCGTTATCGGACTGTTGTCGGCCCATGTTTCCGGTACATCGTGTCGAAAACGACTCACTATCGGACCGGGCAAGGCACCAGCAGGTGGTTGACAGGTAGTTGAATCGAGGCACCGGATCCTTTACCTAAGTGCAAGGAGCCACATAACTTGGGCCTTTTTAGGTTGTCGGTGCAAACGCGCACCGATTACGGTAGCACATTTGTGATATCCCGGCACAGTAGCGCCAAGGGAGTTTTTATTTCGGTATGTACTTTATACATCTAGGTATGTTAGATTTAATCATGAATTTCACACGGAGAATGTCGATATGATACGGGTCCAAATCACGATCACGGATGACACTGATCCGCAGTACAAGCAAACGGAAGCGTTCCCTATTCGGGACGATGACTACAAGGCGTTCAAAGGCACCTTGGAGGGTTGGAATCCCGCGAATTGGCTCGTTGCGGAGATGGAGAACAGGATCGAAGATTCAATTGGACACAGTTTGGCATAGCGGTATCGTAGCTCCAAGGGAGTTTTAATTTCGGTATGTACTTTGTTAGTTTCGGATGTTAGATTGAATAAGATAAACCTGCGGCAATCAAATGATTCCGCAGCAGCAACCACCCCGATAGCGGAGAATCGACACATGGAGCAGGCACAGGGTACGACCGACATCATGTCGGCAGATGAGCAGGCAACGATGCGTGCCGAGCTGATGGCACAGGCCGCAGCCGATCTTGCTGCGCCGAAACCGGAGAACAAGAAGCAGCGCCGTGAGGCGGAGCGAGCCGCAGCTGCCGCGGTCGTTGCCGCGAAGACGAAGCCGACGTACGTCGCTCCGACGAACCCAGGCTCGATCCGACAGGGCATCCGGAGCCGGCTGCTCGCTGGCGAGGATACCAAGACGATCGCGGCGTGGTTGGCCGAGGCCAAGCCGGGTACGGCTGCCGCCGCCAAGAGCACGATCCACATCGCCTTCTACCGCTCCAAGCTGCGGAAAGAAGGTTTGCTACCGAAGGTTGGTGCGTGATCGGCGAAACACCGTGCCGCGCAGGCATGGTGTCCACGGCAGATAGCCGTGCTGACGAGCCGTCATTGGACGTCGATTCCGACGGACGATGCGCCAGACCACCCCGTATAGCGGAGGATCGATGTATACCAAGACTGAGGTGAAGGTCCCAGGATTCCTGGAGTACCTGACCGCGCTGAGCCTGCTCAACAACTGGTGGGAACAGCGGACCACACAGACCGTGCGCCCAGGCGCCGAGGTTCTTGCCATGTTGGTCAATGGCAGATGTGCCGAGATGGCGGTGAGGTCCTGATGGGAGCCTGCACCTTTGGTGTGATGGGCCGCCCAGGCGAGAAGGACGTGGCCAAGGCGTACAAGGAGCTGGTAGACAAAGCCCTGTACATGCGCGGTCATGACGGTTACAACGGGACCATCAGCACCACGCATGGTGTGAAGGTGGTTCAAGCCAAGCCGGTGAAGCAGGACCAGATCACCGCGATCGAGGAGCCGTACCTCGATGGCAAGGACCCCGAGATCGAGAAGTGGCAGAAGGCCGGTGCCATAGCGGTCGCGGGCAACGATGGGCACGCCTTCAGCCGCTGGTATTTCTTCGGTTGGGCGGCATCATGATCTACCACATCAAGATCTACACGGGCAGCGCCGATGGCGGGGTCACTGACCTCGCTGGCGCAGTCCTGGTGTTCGCCGACAACGAGTCGGAGGCCTACGACAAGGCCAAGAGCCACTGGCATGACTTCATCAAGGCCGAAGGATATGGTGTGGCCTTAGATGCGGTCAAGATCAATGCCGAGGTGATCATACCATGACCTACGACAGGTGTGGCGTGATCCAGCACAAGGCTGGGCACGTCTGGACACGCCACACCATGCCATGCAAGGGGTGTGGTGTGCGGTTCAGGGTCGACGCGGCCACGGTCCAGTTCATGCAGGAGATGTTCGAGACAACGGACGAGGTCGGAGCCGTGATGTGCGTGGTCCACTGCTTGGCGTGTGCGCCGTTCACTGGCCATAGCACCAACCCGCCAGGCGAGGTGGTTCCAGGAACCGTTGGTGCCGGCATCTATCAGGAGATACCGCTATGAGGCATTACCGAGCACAGGTCGAGGTGTTCTTGGCGGTCGATGACAGTGAGCCTGTCAACGAGAAGGCGATACATCATGCCATCGAGAAAGGCACCGAGGACATCGACTTCCTGCTGGTCGACTTCCACCCACAGGTGAAGGCAGAGTTACGGATCGGGAAGCTTGACCCGATCGAGGAACATCAGCTTCCGCTCTGGGTAGCCAATGCCTTTGAGGAGGCTGAGGATACCTTGTTGATGCCTGAGAAGCCCTAGGCGGTATGTACAATGATGTTGTTGGGATGTTAGATTTAAGTCGATGAAACAAGTCAACCACCCCACCATAGCGGAGAATCACCATGGGTAAGGTAAGGGTATCATATGCGGATGTCTATGTCATCCTCCGCCACGATCCCAACAGTAGTGACATCGTCGATGTCGCGGCTGTGGTCGAGCCTGCGTTCCTCAAGTCCTTGGGCATCACCATACCTAAGGACGGCGAGAACGAGGTGTTGGAGCGTTGGGCCACACAGCGGGAGATCGAGTTCATCAGGTCCGAGACGGACGAGTACTCGACCCAGGAGCAGATCGACTATGCCCATAACCTGACCATCGAGAACTTCACCAAGCAGACGGACCTTTGGTTTGAGGTCATGCTGATGCCCGTCCTGGCGACGGAGGCGGAGGCATGACTGCACCATTCATTGACCACAGCTTGACCGAGCGCGAGAAAAGCTTGGTATGGCAGGTGAACATGGATTTGGACATGCGCCCAGACGGCGTGTTCAGGATCGACCGGGAGTCGTTCCACTGTGACTCATGTGGGTCAAGGATCCCACACAACGGTAAGCGCGACGACGATAACGTCGCCGACTACTACATGTCAGGTGACGGCGCTGGCGATGATGTCCTATGTCGACTTTGCGCTGACGGCCTACCTGATGACAGTCAGACAGGTCAAGGCATCCCTGCAGACCCGCGCCTGCTCAAGGCAATATATGGTACAACCACGCTGCACGATACCATCGGTGAGCGTGACAGGATCAGCGGTCGTGGCTGCGGTGAAGGCTCATGATCGAGATCAAGATTACCACAGACAAGACAGACCAATGTGGGTCGTGCGGTAAACCTGCGGTACTTGAGGCGCGAACATCCACCTACCCTCAGTTGGTGCATTCCACGAAGTACTGTCACTCCTGCGCCGCGCTCTTGCATACTGAGCTAGAGGCGATCCTGTTGGGTAAGTGAATCTGCGGCATGTACATTGATGCTGTTGGAATGTTAGATTGTAACAAGTTCGCTGACGAACGTTCGGCGAAGGTGCCGCCATCCTATCCAGAGGTTATACCATGAAAAGACTCCTGCTCCTCACCGCAGTACTCGGCCTGGCCGCTTGCCAGGACTCGATTGGGCCCGACCCATTCGCCCGCCAACACGCCATTACCACAAAGGTCGTGGCATGCGCCAACCCAGCCCAGTTCAACCTGCAGGTGTCATGGGTCGACTGGCAGTGGCAGGCGATCTTTTTGAAGGACGCCGCGCAGGTCGCGAAGGTGACCGACGCCTCACAGACCAAGAGCAGTGGGTGTGTCTACGCCTTGGGTGACAAGGCGCGTATCGAGCTGTTCCCGATGGGTGACATCACTCAGTACCTTGATCCAGCGTTCGTGGACGTGACGATCAGCCAGTAAGACAAGACAGGGTAGCTCAGGCGGTAGAGCACCGTGACTTCATCGGAGGCCGCAGGTTCAACTCCTGCCCCTGTCAATAAGCTCCAAACGAGTTAGTTCTGCGGTATGTACTTTGATGTCGTTGGTATGTTAAGTTGTTAACGAGTTCGCTGACGAACGTTCGGCGAAAGTGCCACCATCCATTTCCCATAGCGGAGAGTCAACATGAGCACCAAGAGCAAGAGCAAGGGCAAGCGCCTGGCTGCGGCCAGCGTCACCGAGGTCGTGAAGTCGACCGAGCCACAGACGATCGAGCAGGCTCCACCGAAGTCGATTCGTCAGACCATCCGCCAGGGCATCTTGGCGGGCGTCAGCACCAAGGACCTCACGGTCACCGTGCAGGCGAACTTCCCCGGATCTGCGGCAGCGCGGAAGCCGGCGAAGCACATCGCGCACTACCGCTGCCTGATGAAGAAAGAGGCGGCTGTTCAGGCCACGGCAACGGTCTAGTAGTCGGACGGCACAGGCCAGACGCTACAGGACGAGTCGAACGCCTGCCAGCTCTCGGTACTCCAGGTCCGGACGGGTTACTGCTGACCCGGCTCCTCACAAGGGGAAATCAGCGGCGATCCCTAGGGGGCTCGTTACAGGTGAAGATAAAGCCCGTTGTGCGCGCACAGCGGTAAGTCCTGGCCCCAACATATTGTAGGCATAGCCGCCGAGAACCAAGCCTGAAAAGGCTACACATGACGTAGTAGTTCCGGAACGAGGCGTCATGGTGAGGGTTCAATTCCCTCCGGAGGTACAGCAGGGCGAAACACAGGACTCAGCGCCAGGGGTGGTGCCTGAGGTGGTAAGCAAACCGTGTCCGATACAATCTTGAGGGAATCGGGAGTTAGGCTTACCTTTACCTGTGTCTGCGGATCAGATCCGTACTGATGAGCCCATCAGCCTGGCGACGTGCCCATAGCACGCCACGGTTAGCCCCGGAGTCATAGTGGAGAAGTTCAAGGTACAGCTCACCCTTACTGGCACAGGTCAGTTCGGAAGCCTGCCCATCCCGACACCGCTGTCCAAGGTGATGGTCGAGGCAGAGGATGTCACGTTCGTTGGTGCCGTCAACAGGGCGGTCCACAAGCTCAGCAACCTCCTCTCCAAACAGGAGGGCTGATGCGCCTCTACCCCAGATACACCGTCGAGCGCAACGCCGACCAGCACATGTTCGATGTGGTCGATCAGATCGAGAAGAAGGTCCTCGACAGCTTCGGAGGTATCGGAGCGGCGTACAGCTTTGCTATACGTAAGGAGTCAGAGGTCTGCAGCGAGTGTGGCCTAGAGCCACGCGCCCCAGGAACATCAGAGTGCGTCCGGTGTTACGTGGAGGGCAAGCTATGACCCTCGCCACCAACTACATGCGTCGCGCATTCCTGATGGCCGCGCTAGACACCAAGATGAAGGTCATGCATGAGCCGTTTGTCAGCCGTAGCTATGCTGGCGACAAGATCAGCCTTGCCTTCATCAGCCTGTATGAGGAAGACCTGCTAGGTCACCTAGATGGTACCAGGCGTGACCTATACTACAGGTATCATAGGGAGCTCCTTCAAGGGGAGGGTATTCAAGATGGCCGTTGACCTAACGCGCCTTATCCCAGGCGATGAGCTGGTGGTGCTCGACACCAGCAACGGGCGTGAGCTCAAGGCGTACTACAGGAACAGGCTCCCTTCGGGTGAGCTGTCCATCTACATCGAGCGGTTCAGCAACGTGATGCGCTTCACCGAGTACGGGGTCACTGGCCTCGGCAGGTTCAAGATCGACAGGAAGGTATGATGATCCGTATCATAAGATGCGAGATGACCGATGAACCTGGCGGTAAGCTCTGCGGCGGCAAGATCAGGATCAACGTAGAGCGCGGTAGGAAGGTCACAGAGGCAGATGTACCTAACACCTGTGGACGAGGTCACCTACTTGACTTTGACGAGCGGCATGAGATAGCGGCACTCTTTGCTGGTAGAGAACTATGACCAAGCACAAGGAGCAGCCACGCTTCATCGTGGAGCAGAACCATGAGTGGACTGGTGGAGGCACCTGGATCGTCAGGGACACCATCACAGGCAAGCTCATGAGCCGCTGGATAGTACGGGCTGATGCACGTAAGGCCAAGAAGGAACTCGACCAGGAGCGTGAGCTGTGACCGAGATCCCGATGGAAAAGCTGCTGGACCGCATCAAGAAGATGCACGCCAAGGCAGAGTCGGCCAAGCAGCTGGGCAACGAGGCAGAGGCCTTTGCCTTCGCCTCGGCCGTCCAGAAGCTGCTGCTGAAGCACAACCTCGAGATGACCGACGTCGAGGCAGCCCTGGAAGCACAGCATGATCCAGTCAAGGCCCACTACTTCCACCCGCAGGCGTTCGGTCTGCCGTTCAAGAAAGGCCGGGTCCTGTGGTCGGAGCTGCTAGCCCACGTGGTGGCTGATGCCCACATGTGCGGGATCTTGCCTGTGCACAGGACCAACACGTTCATGATCATTGGTACTAGGTCAAACCGCCAGGCCTGCGAGTTCATGACCGTCTTCCTTACCCGATATGCTATCGAGCACTCCGAGAAGGACTACGTTCGGTACTTCTACGAGTGCAAGGCAGGCGGTGATGTCAAGCTAGCCAGAGGCTACAAGGCAGGTTGGTTGATGGGGTTCGTAACGCGCCTGGCGGAGAGGTACAAGCAGGACAAAGCAGCCGTCGTCAAGGAGGCTGAGAAGGTCAACCCGTACGCGATGGTGAGGCTCAAGGACCAGATGGTCAAGGTGGCCGAGGTGAGGGACATCTTGGTTACTGGCAAGGGAGCTGCGCCAAGGATGCGCGAGCCTGGCGACGGGACGGCAGCTGGGGTGGAGGATGGTGCTGGGCATGGTGACAAGGTCCAGCTGAAGGGGATGGGTATCGGGCAGCCTAAAGGCAGTAAGCAGGTTGGCTCAGGGCAAGGCTTGTTAGGGAGCGGCAATGCTTAAGATGTCGGAAGAATCGATTGAAGACGCACGATCGTTTGCAGCAAGGGTCCTTGGCGCTCGTTCAACTAAGTCCGAGGCAGGTCGACTAGCCCTTAGTGTGATTGACCTGGTAGCTGAAGTTAATTGGTACAAAACGAAACTGGCCGTTTGCCGTGGAGACCTCCACAGGCTCACGTATCGTGATGATATGGGAGGGAGCGGCTCATAAGACGGTGGTATTGGTGACTTTTCGGGATGTTTCTTGACTGATCAACAGTGTTATATTCTACATAACAACAAAGGAGGAAGCGTGGGTTTCCGAGATGGACCAAGCACGATGACGGTCAGGGAGCTGATGGGTTTGCTCGAGGACATCCCAGAGGACCAGCGCGATGAGCATGTGCTATTCGCCAGTGACTATGGCGACTACCACCACACGACCCAGGTGCTTGGGATCAATAACCTGAGCGATAAGCCGAAGGTGATTCACGAGGAAGCCTACAGCCAATCGCGCTGGGGCTTGACCAAGGAGCAGGACGAGGACGAGGACGATGAGATCGAAGATGAGGGTCCGGACGAGAATGAGAACCCGGGTCCAACTGCCTTTATCCTCTCATAGGAGCATCAATGCCACGCAATAAGCAGAGCAAGAAGGTGAAGGGCGCACGACCACCACGGAAGTTGCTTGCCTGGCGTAAGCGGATCAGGCGGGGTAGACCTGCCGAGCTGTACCACGGCGCAATGATCCCGATGTTTAGGCTGAAGGACAAGCGTCACCGTGAGGTGCGAGACATGGTACGAGCCCACCACGACAAGAAGCTGGCAGTCAAGAAGGAGTCCTGATGCTTAGGCTGATGGTGTATGATGAGGTAGTCCAGGACAAGAAGCTGGCGCGTACCTTGATAAAGGGCGGTGTGTCTGGCATGTACCTGGGTTGGAAGGCAGACCTTGGTGACGGTGAGGTTGTGCCAAGTATATTCGGCGGTAAGTTTAACCCAATACCCCTGACCAAGTTGCCTCCGGGTGTGTATGAGGTCCGCTGGGAAGAAGACGGCCTGATGGAACAGCTGGTGTTCACAGACAAGGCCATTTTCTGGGGATCAGGCGTATATCCGATCGGTAGTGGCATCAGTAGGGTAACACCGTCAAACCTGAAGCAGCTCCAGATCTACATGAACGGGTCAGGGATGCGCATCATAGGGTATGGTC